TGGGGGAGTCAGAGCAATCTGTTTCAACGCATTGAGAATGAGCAAGTTGAGGGGAAGCCATTCAAGCTGTACTCCAATCTTGACTTTCTAGAAAATTCCGTGTAACTTGCCCTTGCAGTGAAGGGGAAGAGGAAGAAGCGTTCTCGTGCACACACAAAAAAAACTCTGGGGAGGTACAAATCCAACCTAGAGAAGTACTGCGCGGACCAGTTATCTGAATACGGGCTAAGTTTTGACTACGAAGAACACGAATTCGTACTCATAGACAGCTTCCGATTCCCCTACCGCTACTGGAAGATGACCAGCAAAGCCAAGCTGATGTCAGACAGGAGCGGGACCAAACAGCTTCCCATCAAGTACACGCCAGACTTCGTGGGCAGGGACCACGACTGGATGATAGAGACCAAGGGGATGTACCTTGGGTCGCACCACGACTTCCCGATGAGGTGGAAGCTGTTCCTTAGGTACTTGACTTTGAATGAGTTACCTTATGCGGTGTATCTTGCGAAGAACAAGGAGCAAGTAGACCAAGCGATTCAAGACATCATTCAGTTTAGAGGGGATGGAAAAGAATGAGTTATCGAGACTGTATCACCTAGCGTGCACGCGCGTCCACAATGAGATGGACAGCCTCTACGAGAAGCTGCACGATCGAAACGGGGAGCCGCTAGATACAGTGGAGGGGGTAGGACAGGTGATGTACGGGTTAATCACCCGCATCGGAGTGGAGCTGGACTTGATTAAGGAGGCCGTAAAGGAGTACAATGGGAGGTAAGTTCCTAAGCAAGCGCCACCAAGCCATGCGTCAGGGGCGGTTCATTGAGAAGAGGTACATGCGTGCCCGACCCAACGCACGCAAGGCCACCAAGCAACAGGACATGTTCGACCACATCGACTTCTTCGACGAGGAGGGGAGCGTGGACGTGAAGGGAAACAACCTACCAGAGGAGATTTGGTTGGAGTTCAAGAACGTACAAGGCAACGCAGGGTGGATGTATGGGAAGGCAGACTGGATTAGCTTCGACCTCCCAGAGATGGGTGGGTTCGTTACTGTCCTACGCAAGAACCTCTTGGAATTTGCCCTCGATGTCACCGACATGACTCGCCTAGTCCCTAAGTCTCAGGCGTACAAGAAGCTGTACAGAAGGAAGGGTAGGGAGGACCTCATCACGATTGTGACCATCAACGACCTCGTCGATTTGGACAGCTTTCACGTGCGTCCGTATGCACTTAGCTTCCCACATCCGAGTACTACGACGATAGAGAAAATCGCCGTATCTTAGAGGCCCTTTCCAAGAAACGTATGAAGACTTACACACCCCAAGACATCCCCTGGGGAGAGGTCGGGTATGCCACCTACAAGCGTACCTACTCTCGCCCGTTCGCCGACCGCACAGAAGAGTGGGAGGAAACTGTTGACCGCGTCATCAAAGCCTGCAACGACCAGCTCGGATGCAACTTCGCCATCTACGAGCAGGAGGAGTTGAAGGAGATTATGATGAGCCTGAAGGGCACCGTGGCAGGGAGGTTCTTGTGGCAGTTGGGTACCGAGACGGTGGACAGGCTCGGCCTGCCTAGCTTGCAGAACTGCAGCTTCGTGGTGGTCGACCAACCAATCCGTCCGTTTACGTGGGCCTTTGAGATGCTGATGCTCGGCTCAGGGGTAGGGTTCAACATCCAACGTGAGCACGTGTACCAGCTCCCGAAGGTCAAGGCTTCGGTGGAGGTGACACGCAAGGACGAGAACGACGCAGACTTCATCGTCCCCGACTCCCGTGAGGGTTGGGTGGAACTGCTGGACCGTACGCTTCGGGCTAGCTTTGAGACGGGGGAGAGCTTCACCTTCGCCACCCACCTCATCCGCCCCAAGGGAGCCAAGATTAAAGGCTTTGGGGGGACAGCTTCAGGCAGCGAGGACTTGGTGTGGGGGATGATTGAAATCAACAAGCTGTTGAACTCTCGCTCAGGTGAGCGCCTCCGCCCCGTGGACTGCCTAGATATCATGAACATCATCGGCAAGATTGTGGTGGCAGGCAACGTCCGTCGCTCCGCACAGATTGCCATCGGTGACCACGACGACATCGAGTACCTGCGTGCCAAGCGTTGGGACCTTGGTGGCATCCCGAACTGGAGGGCCATGAGCAACAACTCTGTGGCGTGCAGTGACATCGGTGACCTGCCTGAGGAGTTTTGGGAGGGGTACAATGGTAACGGTGAGCCTTACGGTCTCATCAACCTTGACGCATCCCGCCGCATGGGGAGGACAGGCGATACCGAGTACCCCGATCCTGACGTGATGGGATTCAACCCGTGCGCAGAGCAGAGCCTAGCCAACTTCGAGACGTGCTGCCTTGCAGAGATTTACCTCCCGAATATCGAGAGCAAGAAGGAGCTGCGTAACGTAGCCCGATACCTGTACCGCATCAACAAGCACAGCCTCTCGATCCCGTGCTCCTTGAAGGAGACCGAGGACATCGTGCACCAGAACATGAGGATGGGGATTGGTGTGACGGGATACCTGCAGGCTAGCGAGGAACAGCGCGGATGGCTCAGTGACGTTTACACGTACCTTAGGGGGTACGACAAAGAGTATTCAAAGATTCATGGGTTTCCTCATTCCATCAAACTTACTACAGTTAAACCCTCTGGAACGCTGTCACTTCTTGCTGGTGTTACACCTGGCGCACACCCTGGATTCTCCCGATACTACATTAGACGAATCCGAATGGCAACAGATAGCGAGTTGGCATCAGTTGCTCGGTCGAATGGGTACCACGTAGAGTACGTCCGCAACTTCGACGGGACCGAGGACCACAGTACGGTGGTGGTCTCCTTCCCCTGCTCCTTCCCTGAAGGCACGCAGTTCGCTGACGACATGTCTGCCATCGACCAGCTCGAGGTCATCAAGAGGTTGCAACTTGAGTGGTCAGACAACTCTGTCTCTGTCACCATCTACTACCGCAAGGAGGAGCTCGAGGCTATCCGCTGGTGGCTGCACGACAACTACTTCAACACCAAGTCGGTGAGCTTCCTGCTGCACAACGACCACGGGTTCGATCAGGCCCCGATGGAAGAAATAGATGTAGATACATACAATCAGATGGTTGCTTCTGTCACCCCAATCACGAGCCTGAACAGCCTCAAGCTGGACGACATCGAGATTGACAACTGCGACAGCGGCGCATGTCCCGTCCGATAAGTCAGTGCTGGGTAAGCCAGCTCTACCACGGCCTCGTAGTTCAACGGATAGAACGAGGGTTTCCTAAACCTTAGATCCAGGTTCGATTCCTGGCGAGGCTACTTGTGGGAACCAAAAAGCTGTACTACCTTGCCCCTGCATTAGGTTTTGTAGGAGCGAGAGATTGAGGCGAGTTTGATTTTGGTTTAGGGAGGGGGGTGAAACGTCACCTCCCTCTTTTTACTTCAGGCTTGCGTGTTAACAGAATGTTACGTACCTTTGGAGGTATGACTTTCGTTCTCGTTTTCCTCTTTATCCTTGGCGCGATGAGCGTCAGCGTTTGACTTTCTCTACCGTCCTACCCGCGAAGTACGCCCCGAATACCGTGAGCATCAGCAGCTCGAGTAGCCTGATGTAGTTCTCGGGGGGCATGAACTCTTGGTCCAACCCATCCCACACCATCACCCCCATGAAGAACAGGGTGAGTACGATGAGTGTGACAGGGCGGATGTACTTAGCTAGCTTGATGTCCCCCTTGGCGTCGGCCTCCCACCTGCGGGTCACTTGCTCTTGAGCGGAAATCTCTTGCTGCATAGCCAGCTTCTCGAACTCTAGTTTCTCTGCGGGGGTAAGCTCTGGGCTCCCGTCCACTACGCGCTTGAGCACACCGAGCATCCCACGATCGGGGAGGACATCCCCCATGGTGCTGGCTACATCGGGTAGCTTTTCAGTGAGCCACTTCCCGACCTTACTGTCCTTGAACTTCTTGTCTGCCATCGTAAAGCTGTTGGATGAACTGCATCAAGAGCACGCTGTGGTCAGCGAATACGCCTGGCCTGTTTCCGTCTTCGAGGCGACCGTTGTACTTGGCGGCCACCTTGTCGAGGGCCGACAGCCTCTGCTCGTCGCTCATGCGTGCGTACTTGGATGAGTTGATGAGGTCCTGAACCTCGGCGTAGCGTTGCTGTCCTGCCACCTGCATGAGCTGGTTAAGCTGTTCTACAGAGAATGAGATTTTCTGCTTCTTAAACTCTAGGTCATCAGCAAAGCTGGTATTTACCCCCGCCCTGCGTAGCTTCATGCGATCCTTGCGCTTTAGGCTTGGAACGTTGAACGTCCTGCTTTTTGCAAACGAAGGAGTTGAAACCACTTTGCTTATCTCATCGGTAACCTCGTACAGCCTGTAGATTTCGTTGCTTACGGGGTCAGCCTCCCCCTGCCTAGCCTTAGTCACGTCAAGCAGGTTGTACTGCCACGCCGAAGCACCAGGTGGGGTCTGCTGAATCGGGAGTCCCTTCCAGTTGATGCGGACGGGGATTTCGCTACCACCAAATGTCCTGTCAAGGATTGTGTAACGCAACTTCTTGTACAGCCTCTCTCCTGGAGTTTCATTTCTGGTCACTCGTACATCGGGGAGAAACTCACGCTCCGCCCTATGAACAGCAGAAAGCGTGTTCGGAAGGGGTGCGGCTATCATCGCCTTCATGGTTCCCTCAACCCACTTCTCGACCCTACCCTCGACACGGTCGGGGTTGGTTTCCGTCAAGACATTCAAGAGGTTATTGATACCTTGAATGAAGCTCTGATCGAGGAAGTAGTTCAGCGTACCAGTGCTACGATAAACGTTGTCTAGGATGTCGTCGAGTAGGGCCTTGTCGTCAGGCAACTCATCAACGGGAATCATCGTCTTGGCACCCATAATCACACCTGGAATACCGAGCTTTTTGTACGAACGGAACACATCCCCAGGCTGCACCGATGGGTCGCCACCAGCAAGATAGCGCTGCAATCCCGTGACGTTGATACTGCTCGGAGGGAATTGGTCGTAAGCGAGGTTCTTCTCTGCTTCATCCCCTCCCCACTCTGGTTCACCAGACATCAAGCCTTGTTTAATCAACTCCGTTGCAGCCTGCCCGACCATGTATCCAAGGAAGCCCTTGGCAAAGCTCTGCGTAGCTCCACGCACATCACCACGGGAGCTCTTCATTACACCCTTGACTGCAGCCAGTGGGAGGAAAGCGTACTCTAGGGTCTCCAGCAAGATGTTCGCTGGGGTCTTGATGTATGGAACGTTGGACCTGAGTATGAACTTCACGACGTCGCCGACACGCTTGCTTCCAGTCTGCTGCTCTGCGTAGTTGATAAGACCATTGACTGCACGCTGAGCATTCCTAGAGAAAGCTGTTTCTTGCTGGAAGGTCAGGGCCCTGCCTGATTCTTGAGCTGCTTCGAGGGCTTTACGAGGCGGGTACTTCAAGAACTGACGCAGTTTCTCTTTATCTCTAGTTACTCCTGCTTCAAGGGCAGCTTGATAGATGTCAATCCCCTCCATATACCTACGGAATGGAGTATCACCTAAGCTCAAGAGGCGGAACATAATCTCGGCAGGAATGCCGAACGTACCCTGAACCCACAACTTGGCCTTCTGATTGCTACTCAATGGAGAATCTACCTCCACCCCTTTCCTCTTAGCCCTCTGTACTGCAATTCCTTTTGGTGACAGCAAAGCCAGCAAGGAACGTTGCGGCGCAAACCCTCGCTGAATCCTCCACTCAGACACATCACTAGTCTCACCTGTGTATGCTTCCCGAGCGGACTGCGCAACCCCTCGCCCGAACTGCCTAGCACCGTGCAGATACGCACTGATGCTAAACTGCCTACCCGAAGGTTGAGTCTCCTTTCCGAAAGCCTTTGCGATAGCTCTAGTCGGAAGCTCCAACAGTTTGGCTGCGATGTCACGTGGGATAGCCAACGTAGCGTTGACGGCGTTGGCGAAGATGTTAGTGACTTGAGACATCGGGGTGAGCAGGTTACCCTGAATGAGCATGCTACCCAAGTCGCCCCATCCACGTTCGATATTGGTGTTGCTAAAGGTGTCGATTTCCCTCTCGATACTTCCGATTCGATTCTGTTGCTCTTCGGCCTGAGCCTCCAAGGCGTCGAACTGAACCTTATCTAACCCACCGTCGAAGGTGAGCTGCCTGATTGTCTCCTTGTACTGGGCTTGAGCTTGCATGTACCTGTTGGCGATATCGGTGATGCGCTTGCGCTGAGCATCGTTCATCTCCCTACCACGCTTTTTCATCTGTGCTTCAATGAAGCGTACGAGATTATCAGGGGTAGAAGTTCGAAGCTCCCCAAACTGACGCAGGATTTGACCTGCCGCAGTACCAATCTTGGCTAGCTCTTCTTGTACTGAATTAACGGTGTTAAAGTCTCCCTCTGCCAAGGCCCTGTTCATGCGCTCAATCCCTGCCATCACCCCAATCTGACCTCCAGCGGCACTCAGGTTGGTAAGACCAGACAGCTTCATCTCCGTGACGAGCTCCTCGTGGGTCATCTCGGCAAGGCGGTCACGAATCTCGGCATACTTCTGCGGCTCGTAGTAGGAGTTGGGGTTGTTGATGATGTCCTCCCGTAGCTCCTCTACGTTCTGTGCCACGCGCTGAGAGAAGCGCCGCATCTTCTTGGGCTGTCCTGCCTCCTGTTGCTGACGCTGAGCTTGGGCCTCCCCCGTCATCTCTGCGTAGATGGCACGCATGGGATCGTTGAGCTTGCGCTCGAGCGGGGTGCCCGTGATGCCTTCGTAGATGTCGAGCATCCACTTCTTGAAGGAGTCGTATACGTTGAAGAGGCTGTTCTCTTGCGGTCCGCCTTCGGCTAGCCAGGCTTCGAACCCTTCGGCAAAGGCTTCGCTGGTGTCGCGGTTCCACTCCTTGGTCCCCGCCCACTCCATAATCTGCTTGCGCTCTGCGTCGGTGAGGTAGTGCTCGAAGACGTGAGCCATCTCGTGCAGTGGGGTGGATACGTCAGGGGATGTGAGGGAGTAGATGATGGCCTTGCTGTCTTCACGTACCATAGCACCCCTCTCGTCTTGGAAGAGAGCGTCACCGTCTTTAGCCTTCTGCTGCCTCGTGTTCCATTCAGCAACCTCCTTCTGCACTGACTCAACCAAAGCCTTACCCTCAGGGCTGACGGTCATACCGAACTTGATTGTGTACGGCTTACCTGGTATCCTTTCGTCGTTGACGATTTGGTCGAGACTACGCTGGCCGTCGTACTCCTTCATCACCGCACGAATCAAGTCCGTGGCAACACCCTGTCGCTGAACGCTAGGATCAACGAAGATATTGTCGATGATAAGCTCGTCCTCCAAGGGGGATACTGTCAGCGTCCCCCCTTCGGTCCTGAAGAGCATGTCTCCGTTCTCTTGGCTCTCGATGTTGACGGTACGTTCAGGACCCTTGGTTACCCCAGCCTCCTTCGGCTTCACCCCCGTGACCTGCATCACGTCCACCCCCATCTGAATCTGTCCACCGAATACGTTGGCTCCCGTCGGGGTCTTCATCGTCCCCGTCTGCGGATGCTTGAAGGAGTCCTCGTAGCGTGCGCTGTGGTCGCTGAGTGCGTGCAGCCTGAACTTCACCCCCTCCTTCAGCTTGATAACCGATGGGTAGCTGTCGTGCTTAGACTCCCCAGAGTACTCCACTAGGTCTGCGTTCCTGCTCATCCCCTCGGGGCGAACAGCTTCAAGCACTGCGTAGGCGTAGCTCCCCTTCTCCCCGCGCTTCATGTCGCGCAGGAACGGCTCACCAATCATGTAACTGAACCCGTCGAACAGGTCGGTCTTTTTTATCAGTGCCCTGCCTCTGAACGCTAGCTTGTTGAACGCAGGGTTGTCCCCTGCCAAGAACTTCTTGAACGCCACACGGTTCTCCACCGTGCTACGGTTCATACCATTAGCCAGCGAATCAAAGAAGTTGTCTAGTATGGCGGCGCGTGCAGCAAACGAAAGGTCGCGGGAGTCCTCCACTAACTGAGCTACCATGTCCTTGGTACCCCCTGAGGCTGCGACCACCCCCTTCTCAAAGACAGCCTTTCCTTTGAACTTGGTCTTGTATGCATCGCGCAAGGCCTTCTGAAACCGCGTCTGACTCACCCCGTACAGTCCCTTTTCGTGGACGTGGTTGAGGATATTCATCACGCTACCGAACCCTGTGAAGCTGTTCAGAATCTTATCGAACCCGCCCGTCATGAGTACCATGTACCCATTGCCTGTGCTCGATGTCCTGCCCGACTTGTTCAGGCTAGCGATAGCCTGGTTGGTGGGACCGACACCCTTGGATGCCCAGAACACCCCGTCTTGGAGGTACTTGATGGGGTAGTACATGCCACCCTGACCCTTCACCACCTCCTCGTCGCCGACCATGATGCTGCCTGAGAAGGCTACGTCAGGGCCGTGGACGAGCATCGGCTCACCCTCAAAGTCTGCAAGGGTCTTGTTCCTTGTGATGGTCCCGTCTTCTTCTAGGGCTGCCCACTCGTCGGTGTTCTTGTCGTACCGATAGGTAATCCCTGTCTCTACGTCGGAGAAGTCGTTTTGGAAGAGGGCCGTCCCGTTCTCCCTCAGTCCCTGTGCGGTGGCCTCGTCGCCCTTGACGAACCCAATCTCCCCGTACATAGCCTGCTTCTCCACCCCCGCACGCTTGGCCATCTGCCCAATCATCCTGTCCATGATGATGGTGTTGGCCAGGGCCTGCTCTTCGTCCAACCCGAACATCTGCTTGTTGACCTCGTAGAGGCCACGCAGCGTCTTGGGTCGGACCTTACCGATGTTAGCAAGGATTTCGTCGGCGTTGGGGACCACAGTCTTCTTCCCCTTGTCCTCCTCTGTCTTCCGCTGCCCTTCGTCGAAGTACCTGCGGTAGATGTCCTTGAGCTCGGTGTCGATGTCTGACACCCGCTTCTTGTTTACCTCGAGCTTGCTCCCTGCCTTCTTCCCTCGCTCTCTCTCGAGCTCCATAGCCCGCATGCGATCGGCCTCCACCATGTCCTCGGGGAGGTCCTTGAGAATCCCGCTCTTCTCCTTCTGCTCCTGAAGCTGTTCCTCTAGCTTCGGGTCGTTCTTTACCTCGGCTTTGGTCAGGTCCTCTCCGCTGTTGATGTAGTTCTCGAAGTCTTGACGGCTAACCTTCTGACCCCCAACGGTGTACTTGGGTCGCTTGCCTGTAATCAAAGAGGTGACCACCATCGGTCCCTCTGCTGCAGCCTCAAGCAGGATGTCGCCTTGGTTCAGGGGATCGCCCGACACAACCTGTGCGGCGGCCTCGCCTGCACCCCCACCAAGCATCTCTACGGCACCGCCTGCTAGCGTACCCTTGACACCTGCACCGAGGGTTTGCACCACCTTACCTGCGACCCCCATGGTTACCGCATCCATTACGGCGATGGGGATGCCACGAGACAGGGCCTTGGACCGCATCTTCTTGACGGTCTCTTGGTCTTGGAACACAGCCTGGAGGTTGTCCTTGGTCAGCTCCATCCCGCCCTTATCTAGTTCCTCTCGGATGATTTCGAGCATGGTTGCCGTGGCGTCAGTGGCTCCGCTCAGGGCACCGACAGCACCGCTGAGTGCGGCGGAAGGGACGGTGACCCCAGCAAGCGGTCCACCAGCCAAGCCGACAGGGGCTGCCGTAGCCGCACCAGCGGCCATCGTAGCTAGTCCTCCTCTTTCGGTAGCAGTCGCAACCATCTGGGCGATGCTCCCCACCATGACCTCCCCCATAGCGGTAGGGTTCGTAGCCATAACGTAGAGCTGATCGAAGAAGCCGTCGGCCTCCTCGTATTCTTTTTGGAACTGCTTCGCCTCGTCACTCTGCCCGTACTGATTGACGGTACGCATATTAGCGAGGATATCGTCGTAGTCGTCCTCGTCTAGTTCGCCACCAAAGGCCCCCTTGAAGACCTCGGTTGTCGAGGCACCACGGTACAGACCTGCTGCCCCAGCACGGTAGATGTCGTCTACGAAGTCACCGAAGTACGGGACGGAGCGAATCAGGTCGCCAACGACTCCAGGAATTGCAGGAGTCTCTGAGTCTGGCCCACCAGCCATAGCAAGACCCGCCTGCGTAGCGGTGTCTTTTTTTTTTACTTCATCGCTAGGGGTGAAGTATGCTGACTGGAACTGGGTGAACGAGCTGTTTGGGTCCACTAGCTGACGCTGCCTTAGAGCGTCATACAGGAACTTTTGCCTGTCCGTGGTAGCGTACGCCCCCCTGAACTGTTCGAAGTTGCTCTGCGGGTCTACAAGGCTACGCTCACGCAGCGTGTTGTAAAGAAACTCTAGACGTTCTTCGTTCATCAGAACCTGTCTTTATTGGTTTGAATAAACTGTTTGACGTAGATGGCGCGTTCGTCATCCCCCATGGTATCTAGCGCCTCCATCATAGCATTGTTTCGGGCTTCACCAGAGATGTCCCCGAGAACACCACGGAAGTCTACGTACCCAGACTCCACGAGGGCTCTTTGAAACCTAGTGTCATCAAGCAGGTTCCGCAAGTTGTCCCTGAACACGAAGTCTTCTTGCGTCCTAGTTACAAAGGGGCTGATGTTATAGTCCTCCCGAACCTTAATCTTCAAGGGTTCTGGATTCTCGATAGCCTCGGTCCTCAGCTCTACGTTGCGCGTCTGAACATCGTACTCTCCTGGCGATTGGCCTGGGGCAGCGGTAACGGTCATCCCGACGTCAACAGTGTCGGGTGCGACAACAGGTTCGGGGGTGACAATAGGTTGCTGAACAGTATCCTCAGGGAAGAAGACAGGGATGACGAACTGCTGCTCGGGTTGATCCGTGACTGCTGCGGTCTGAGCTGTAGGTTGAGTTGCAGGGAACTTCCTCCTATACGCAGACTCGAGTTCATCTAGAGTAATACCAAACTCTCCTTGCAGGTATCGGCTCAACCTAGGTCTCTGACTCCTGTCAATGTATCGAGCATCGATTTCAGAAGTGACACCTTCGGTCTTGAAAGTATACTTCATGCCCACCCTGCCGTCATCAAAGAAAACAAGATCGACAGGGTCTACAAGAACATCAAAGAACTCATCACCAGCACCTTTCTCCCCGCCCTCGAGAGGCATCGACTCGCCACCCAAGATTCCAACCGTATAAGATGACTCGGGCATAACCGTATTCATGAACGGAGTGCGGGGGAGGTACTCACCATCTTGAAGAAGAGCCGCTCTCTTGCGTCCCAATTCGGTTTGGGTCGCGGACGTCGACACCTTCGGGAGCATAGCCCTCATAGCCTTATCCCACTCCTGATTGGAGTAGTTCAAGAACTCGTCGTAAACCCTGCTCATCTCCCTCCCCCTATTCTCTTCCTGAGACGCAATGAGGCTGTCCACAGCGGACCTACCCCCTGTGATGTGCGCTTCGACTAGATCATCAAACGCACCGAACCCACCCCTGTTATCAGTAAAGTCTCCGACCATAGAAGCCCTCCCGTCCTGAGTCCCCATCAGGTTTGACTCGTAGGTCATTCCGATGTAGTTAGAAGGATTTCTTACTTGAGCTATACCAGTCCGAAGCGGAGCGGCAATAGCTTCAATCGTCAACCCCTCTGCGTTAAACTCGTCAGGTATCTGAAACAGAGAGGCACCCTCACGAGGTAATGCATCTACAGGGACTAAGCCTTGTTCAGTTTTAGCAAGTATCGTGCCGTCAGGAGTGATTTCGTACTGCCTCCCCGCAAGCGGGTGCTCGAACCTATTGACTCGGTCGTTGTAGATAGCCTCGTCGGTTACGTACCTACGCCCTGGTCCAAGTTCTTCGTTGGCTTTATTGAGCTCACTAGGATAGTATGACACCTTCATCATGTTATCCCGCATAGCTAGCGTCTCAGGGTTCTGAGCGTACTGCGTGAACTGCCCGTAGTAGTTCCTGAGCTTCCCCACCCTGCCACGAAACTGCATCGGGTCGGTAATCCTCCCCTCCACAAAGTCCATGCGGAGCTGGTTGACGGCGTCGTTGAACATCATCCTGTCGTCGGCCACCATCTTGGAGGAGTCGAACCCGTTGATGATGTCGAGCTGGGCCTCCATCTGCTTCTGCCTGCGCTGCTGGTCGGCAAGCTGCATGGCAATGTCCCGCTCCTGCTGACGCTGGGCGATATTCAACAGCCTCGTGAAGGAGGCCGAGGTATCTACGATTGCTGGTTGTGTGGGTACAAACCCCCCAGTGTTTACTCCGTCTGCCATCAGGACTCTTGGAACTGAGGCTGTTCGAAAAGGTCCTTGAGGTACATGACGAGAGCGTCCCCGTCACCCTTCTCGACCAGTTCCTCGATTGTGTTGCTTTGCTCAGGGTTGAGGATGAGCTCCCCGCCTGTCACTTCCCCGACCTTGGTCCCGTCTTCGGCGACCATGTCGATGGGGTTGGTGTCGTGATCGAATTCACCAGGGGTGACCATCGGGGCCTTACCCCCGTGCTCATTTCCTGGAATACGCGGGTTAAAATAGCCTGACTGAGTTGTTGTGGTAGCAGGTGATATTCCAGACCCAAACTGATCGCGAAGTTTTTTTGCGTATTCAACAACATTAAAGTCACCCACTAAGTCAGAGATTGTATTCTTCATCTCTTTCATTCCCTTTGGAATGAGGTTCTTAACTCCGCCAGCCGCAGTGTACAGAGTGGCAAGGTCTGCAGGGAGACTAGCAATCTGCCCAATCCCCGCCACTTGCTGTTGCCTACCAGCCTCACCTGCCGCCGCCCCGCGTTGCATCTGCATCTGCTCGAGCATCCTTCGGGCCTGTTCGTTCTGAGTCAAGACCGCCTGCTCCTGACCAGCAAGTCTCTGCTGTGCCGTAAGGGCCATCCCCGTACCAGCAAGCTGAGCACGCTGGGTAGCCTCCTCCGTAGCCCTAGTCTGTGCAGGCATCATAGCCGCAAGCCTCGGGTCACCGCCACGCAACCCGAACAGGGCCGCCTGCTGTGCCGCAGCACCACGGCGCTCCGCCGTCATAGCCGCCTGCTCTCCGTACTGTCGAGCTAGGTCAGCTACGTCACGTTGAGATTGAGAAACCGTCAGGTCGTACTTACCAGAGCGGAGGTCCTCGAGCTGCTGTTCGAACAGCCTCTCCCCCTCACGCCGCTGCTTGGCACCTGCGGCAAGGTTGTAAATGCCGCCGCCGACTTGGCCGGCGCCCGCTGCAATTGCTAATCCAAGAGGTATACCCATGACTACAAATGTAAAAAATTATCCTTTGGAGTGGTCTAGTTCTGTAGGGAAATACTCCATATTAACTGCAAAAATCTCAAAGTCTTCGGCAGGAATACTCACAGTCAGGTCACCGTACTGGCCCCTCGGGTCTGCCCCGTTGATGCGGTCGTCGGTAATCATGAACAGCATCACCTCGTTGCCTGCCGCAATGAAGTCGTTTACGGCGTTGACGAAAGCCTCAATCTTCAAGAAGCTAATCTCCGTGCCCTCAGGGAACTCCCCCACTACGCTGTCGTTGACACCTACCACCAAGTGGTTCTTGTACTTAGAAACCCCCGAGGCGTTGACCAAGGCGTCGGGTTGGTTGGCAAACAGCTCCTGCCTGCCGTTAATCGGGTCAGAGTCTACGTTGAGGGTGAAGACCCCGTCGGGGCTGATGTCCACCTTCGGTGTGCGTAGCGTAACCCCGTCTTCTGTGAGGAACCCGAGCACGTACTTACTCACTACCTCATCGCCTGATGCGCTACCTAGCTGCTTGTAGTGCGGGTAGGGGGTGACCTGAAAGATGACGGTGTTAAAGATATCAGCTACAGTGTACCCCTTGAACGGAAAGGTCCCGTTGTTGGCCGAGTCAGGGAACGGATCGTTAGTCAGGCGCTTGACACTCCTAATCCCAGCCACAGCCTTGAGGTTGTTGGTCGGGTCGGTAAGGTTGCTCTTGGTCAGCCCCCCGTAGAACACCCCACCCTTCTCTACGAAGGACTCAAATACCTGCCCTTCACGGGCTTGGTTGAAGTCAGGGGACTGGTTGGCTACAAAGCTGCTTGTGGCGGCAGAGAGGTTGGCCCCCTCTAGCGACACGGCCTTGAACACCTTGTTCTTGCTAGGGTTGTCGTTGAAGCTCACCGTAAACTGCGAGTCTGTCACCACCCCGTAGAAGCTGTTCTTGCTTGCGTCTACGTTGTGCGTGTGCACGATGTCAGTATCGTCTGACACTTGGGTGTTGAAGGACACCATCACATTGTCTACGTGAGCGAAGCACGAGGAGTCGAAGCTGTAGCTCGACGTCCATGCATTGGCTGATGTCTTGAAGGCTACGGTCATTACGGAGTCATAGTCAGGGTTACGTTGTCTAGGGCTATAAACCCTCCATCTAGAAACAGAGAACTACCTGGATTACCTAAAAACCTAATCCTCAAGAACAACGAGTTTGTGTTGATAGAGCTAATATCTAACTCGCCCGAATCGTAAGACAACCACACGTCCTCTTCAACAGGATGATTTTCTATTGTAATTGTACTAGCACCAGCGTTTCCTATACCCCACCTCACAGAATCATAAGTGTCAATTGAAACGTTGCTTATATACGCGTCAAATGACAATCTGAAAGTAGAATATTCCTGCCAGTTATCTGGCCAAGAGTTTATTCTGCCAAACTGTTGATGAATCGTTGTCCCTTCACCAAAACGCGGGTATGCTCCGTAAACTGCAACATATTCCCACCCATCTCCAACTCGAGTCCACTTCGCCACTCCAGTCCTGTCACCAACTTCTTGGTTATATGACACAGAGCTTTGAATATTAGCAGGTTGATTGTAGTATCCCGTACCATCGAATGCCTCATATAACCAGTCGTCACCGTCCCCACCAGCGTTGAGTGGGTCTGGGGCGGAAGTGAAGTCAAACGTAAACGAGAAGGGTTGCAAACCCACAGGCTCGTCAACATCAGGCTCTGGTTCACCAGGGTCGTCCTCTACAGGGGCGATACCGAGCGCAGGCTGAGACACATACAGCGGCGTAGCAGTCTGGAGCTCGTCGGGCCTGAAGATGCTAATAAGGAACTCGTCGTGCAGCGGATCATAGCCCCCCACGATTCGAGCATCCACCCCCGCTTCGCGGAACAGCCTCTCGAAGAACTCCTCCATGCCGTTGTCGCTAATGACCCGCACCCCGCCTTCGTTGCGGTTGAACCTGTACACCTCGGCCACGCTCTTGTTAGCGAAGTAGATGTCATTGTCTACCACCACCACGGACTCGGGGTTGTTGTCGCACCCGTAGTCGCCTGCGTAGAAAGCCTGCGTACCAAGGATGATGTCGCTAGCGATGAGCTGCTGACCCCCTGCCGCATCAGAAAGAATCTGCCTGCTCACGGGGAGTCGAGACAACTTGTCCTCTTGGATGATGAGCAGGAACTCGTTGAACGCCTCGAGGTAGTTGACTGCCCCGTAGCGGTTCGGGAGGTCCTTGAACGGGAAGAGAGAGGGGTTGAAGGAGGTGTACCTGACTAGCTTGCTAGCGTAGTTGTTCCCCTCCCCGAACGTTACACTGCTCCTCCTGCGTACCTCACGGCTGTTGGGGAGGATGGCCTTCACCTTCCCGTAGGAGTATACGTCTGCGTTCCTGACTAGGTCGCTGAAGGTCGGGGCCTCGAGGTGGTAGGCACGGAAGCTCGGTGCAGTAAACCCGTCCCCTGTATCGCCACCGACAAGGTTGATGTACCCGCTGCCTTCTGCGTTCTGCTCAGGCATATTCACTGCCATGCGCCTCCACCATACGTCGCCGTTGGTGAGCGTGATGTCCGTGCTAGAGTGTACCGTCACCCCGTCCCCGTTAATCTCTACGGGGTAGGCTTCGCTGACTTCGTAGAAGACGCGCTCCTCTTCGTCCTGAGACAAGGAGGGGGAGAAAATCTCCACCACGCACCTGTTACCCCAGTAGTGTGTGAACGTCTCGAAGTCCCCACCTGCGGCCTGCACGTCAGCGTACCTGAACCCGCTAGCCGTGGGGTTGTTGCGAAGCACCAAGAAGTCCCCTTGCTTAGCCTGGGGTACGGTCTGATCCTCGCTGGTCAGAGGGTTGCCGTCGGGTTCTTCACCGAGGTTGCGCAGTCCGACCACATCGAATACGTAGTTGGTAGGAAAGACGCGGCCATCGTTCTCGTTGTAGTAGCTGATGACGCGCAGCTTGTCCCCCTCTCGGAACTCGTAGAGGCGGTTGTTGCCCTCGGGCGAACGAGCCCCGAAAGCGTCCACGTAGGAAACATCGTCGTTGTCTTGAAGGTAGTTGAGGGAGATGAAGATGTTCTGCTCCTCCCCTGAATCGACAGGGACAAACGCCCCGCCTGTGGTGTACTGAATGAACTTGTCTACGCTGCTGTTCCCCCCGTACACAATCTGGTAGTGGAAGGCCCAGTCAGGGGCTTCTTCTTGAAGCTGTACCCTGACGTTCGCACTGCCTTGTACGTTTGACCCTCGTTCTGCGGCACTGTACCCAGCGACGTACACGCTACCGATTGGGTTGACGTTGCTACTGCGACCGCGCTGGTCGTAGTACACCACCCCGAAGTCGTGGTTGGCAGAGGACTTAAAGGAGCGAGAGGCGGCGCCCTGCTCGGCGCTAGCGCTCAGGAAAGAGGCAGAAGAAACAGCCTCTACAGGGGACTCGTCACCTTCGGTCTGAGTATACTGTGCACTTAACTCAATCGCTTGAGCTGGATCAATCGTGCCGTCAGTAATGAAAAAAGGAAGAGTCTTTTCACGATAGGAAAAAATGCCGTCGTCATGTTTCCCTAGTCTAAATGCAACATACGAAACAGAGCCTTCTTGATAAAGGTTGTTAAAATCTCCGCCTAATAGATTGAATAGTTGACTACCCCCTCCAGGACCCGAGTCGCCGTCAACGATAGAGAGTCCTGAAAGCAAGAACAGTCCTAGGGAATCTGGAATGCCCGAGTTCTCAGCCCGTTGTCGAGTAGATTGATACAGGCTTGCACCAGCTGAAACCTCAAGAGCCCCGAATAGTCTTTCTATTTGATTGTCGATTCTAGAAGGCCCATCTGCTATGCTATCGTCGTAGCTAGCAAATCCAACTGGCTGAACACCATTATATACATCGGAATGCCAGCTGTACTCGAAATTTTGATCGATGAATGCCTGATTGATACTTGGAATCTGATTTCCTTCAAGTACAACAAACCTCCGTATATTCGTTGTTCCAAAGGGTATGTCGTTGGGGTTATCTTGTGGAGATAGAGGCGCGTCTGGAACGCAAGTCCGAACCGTAGTGTCATCTACAGAGTCTAACTCCAAAGCCAAGAAACCTTCAGTAGCCTCATCCCCATATCCAGGGACACTCAGGAAGTTCCTACAGCGTACCGTAACCACTCCGCTATTGACAACAAAGTAACCACACGGGGCTACATTGACAATCGTGTTGTTCTGTAGCAGAGACCTATCCCCAACAGCCGTAATCAGCTTTGCATTAGGATTGCTAGGGATGTTGTTAATCTTGTTACCATGACTCAACCCCAAGTCGAAGCTGTACGAGGGGGTGACGTCGCTTTGATTCTCTTGGAGTACAAACCCCGTAGCAGAGATGTCTTCCCCAGAGATGGCGCCGCAAATAGCATTGCGGAGATTAAGCCTACTGTTGATGTTTTCGGTGGTAACCTTGACGATGAAGGTGACTACTCCGCCTTTGATAATCAAGGGGTTGGTTGCAGAAGTTCCGTATGCAACAGGGATTGGTGTAGAAGAGGCTTGGTTGCCAAGCTCTACGTTCCAATTCACCAAGTTTTCATTCTCGTTACCGAACCCCTGATTATACGGAAGACCTTGAGTCAGAAGAAGAGACCCGAAGTAAGCTGTCCCCTCTGAATATGCATTGTCGTAAACACTTTGCTCGTAGCTCGCCCCTTCTGATTCTTGCTCTCCCGTATCTACATTGTAGAGTTGTCGAGTAGCGTGCATGCCATAACGAGCGTCATACACATGCCAGTTCCTGTCTGGACCCACCGTCATCGTGAAGGTGTATTCGCTACCTGCAGGGATAGAAGATGGGACCGTAGACAGGTCTAGCTTGAAACCAGCTACCCTGTTCTTCAGGTTGTTAAAAGATCCTTGGGTATCAAGCTCAAGCGTGATGGGTTCAATACCGATGGAGGTGTTGGCGAAGTCCTGTTCCCGCTCGTTATACACCGCAGTCAGCGTAGCCGTGACGGGGAAGTTGTCGAACCCCTCCACGTAGTTCCCGTAGAACAGCCTGTTCTCAGTAACCGCTTGGGCCTGAGCACGCTTAGGGAGGGCGTCGAATTGCTTGTCGCTCTCCAGCAGCGGGATGGCCGTAATCACCTGCGCGTTGCGGAACTCGTACGTCGTGTCTCCGTCCAGATTCGGATCGAGGTCCTCGATGATGTAGAAGTTGCCCTCGTTACCGTACCGCCCTAACAGCCTCACCTTCTCAATCTCACGGGTGTACCCGTCGCGAGGGATGGTGATGTTGCAAACGTTGTCAACGTTGATGCTAGACAGCGGGAGGTTCCCTTGGTTTACGTAGCTCGGGGGGATGGCGATGTCACTGTACGTAGACAGGGCACTCTCCTCGCCACCGAAGTACACGTTCTGATAGGCGAACTGAAAGCCGTTCAGCCCCTCGAAGTTGTTTACTTGAGACTCGGGGTCGTAAGAGAACGAGAACGTAGGGGGGAGAACGGGTGTGCGTGGGCACGCCGTAATCAGGTCTGCGAAGTCGTACTGGTTGTAGTCAGCGAAGCTGTTCTCCAACGCCCTATCGACGTCGAGCTTCCTTGGCTCGTTCACGTTGTCGGTGAAGTACAGCAGCGTGCGCTCCTCGGCATCGACATCCGTCTGGTTGTTCAGGTGAACGACATCCCCCTTGACAAATCCGTTCGACTGAAAGTTGAAGTAAGAGGACGTAAACACTTGGTTTACAGTGCCTTGCACGTTGTCGTACACGTACACCCCCTGCTCTGTAGCCTCGGAGCTGTACACGAAGTAGTAGACCTTGTTCTGTTGCCCGTCCTCGGCCTTACCAATGACCCGCTTGTCGCTAGCCAATCCAATCTCGCTACCTAATACAGGGTTGTTGCCGTTAATCGGCTTGAGTACCCCTAGGTCCCCCGTGGATTCACTCCCAGCAGACTCACCCCCAACCTGAACATTGAGGGCATCGGACATCTCCGTCGCCTTCCTGACACGTGAATCCGAAGAGTTGTTCAGGAGGCGTGGGAACAGCTTCTCAATCATCAGTACTTAGGTGATTGCTTGTAGTTCTTTCGGATCGTACGCAGCGCCTCCTCCTTGGAGAAGTTGCTCAGGCGGGCCTTGGCCTTGCGCCTCTCGTTGTAGTACTCCGCACGAGCCCGAGCCTTCTCGTTGGCAGGGACGGAGCTCTTGCGTTCGCAGAGCTTGTAGTAGATGTAGGCACGCAACGCCTCCTCGGCGTAGACGTGAACCATGGGGTTGGTCGATCGGGCCTCGTCAGCGACGTATTCAATCACCACCTCCGTCACCCCGCTGTTGACTTCGAGCTCAATCCTGTTCTGGTCGAGGTTGATGCGGTAGTCCCCCTCTTGCTGTCCACCCCCCATTCCGTACAACCTCCCGAGGCTGTTCTCGTAGATGTAGTTGCGGAAGATGTAGCTGTCGAAGCCGTCGACAACGTCTACGTTGCCTGAGTTGCCGCCCGTAGCGCTCTTGCTGTCCTCCCTATCGATGACGATGTTGTCGTCGATGTTCAGGGGGCCTGCGTCGCTAGCGGTGGTGTTCTCGGCGGCGGTGTACTTCCTGCTGTAGTTGAGGTTCTTGTTCTGTCCGAGCACGTACACGAGCCCGTCAGAATCCACCACCCCAATCTTCACAAGGTCCACGTAGTCGTCAGGCAGAGTCACCGTATCGTTGCTCTGCACGGTACGCTTCAGGCTCTTAATCTTGCTTGTGACATCGAACCCAAGCTCCCGAATCCCACGCAGGGCGAAGTTGCGGATGGCTACGTCACTGGCGGTGGACACGTAGTCGTCCCCGTCGAGCGTCAAGATGAAGTCGTCGAGGATTTGCCTGAGGGTGATGAAGTTCATGCTCATTCTGCCGCGTCTTCTGTGCTACCAAAACTGTACAGGTTCGGGTCCCTCAGCCTGACCCCGACCATCTTCAGAATCTCGTTCACCAGCTCCCCCTTGTAGTGCCCAGGCAGGTCAAAGTCCCTGCTCTCGCTAGGGTTGACGACCATGAAGTCCTCACCCAACTCCGTAACAGAGTACGTAGGGAGGCTGTCAAGGTCCAGCTCCCCGTCCATCGTTCGTGCGGCAGGGATTCTGTAGTAGCGCAAAAGCACAGGGCATACGCTGTCGGGGTACACCCTGATGTCGTTGCCGAGAATGGCCACGGGATGCTCCGAGGTGGGGCGAGACAACAGACTCCTGAGGAGCCTAGAGACCTTCTCGCTGTCGTACTCTATCTCCACGGAGTTGTTGTCGGTGGTGCGGAGCGCGATAATCTTGCCAAGGTTGGTCGGTTTCCTGAAGGAGACGAACTCCTCGTCAGCGATTTCGTCGACGTACGTGTCGTCAAGCTCCACCTCCACCATGTACAGGGCCAAATCCTCCTTCACCTGCTTGAGGTAGGAGAGGTCCCTGCCGTGGTCGAAGCTCTGCCTACGCAGGCGCTGACCGTTGATGACCTCCTTGAACAGTTCGCTGTAGAGATTAAGCTGAGCTACAGATGCAAGCGTGTTGAACACTTCGGGTGTAATGAAACCCTTCTGCTCTTTATTCGCAATGTCTCGAACTGTGTTATATACGTCGATGACGCTAACCATAAAACAAATATACAAAAAGAAAAGGGGCCGAAGCCCCTTGTCTTTTCTAGTGGTCTAGACCTTTACGCAAGTCGCATCAGGTCGTCGCGCAGCTTGTCAAATACAGAAGCCCCCTTGTCTGTCAGGCAGTATCGGGTCAGAGTGTCGATGGGGTCTTGGCCAGTGGGGTTAGCCACGATGAGCCTGTTGCTGTCGAACCAGTACACCCCGTCGTTCTTGACGTTGATAATCTGGTACTCCTTAGCCTGGTAGACCACCGCACGGGCTTGAACCACGGGGTTGTCAAAGGCTTGGATAAACTTCTGTGGGTTGGTCTTAGCCTCCTTGAGAAGGTCGAAACGAATCTCTGCCACGGGGCGGTCGATGTTCATGCCGTAGAACAAGGCCACAGGAAGCAGTTCTTGGATAGGCTTCTCGCGCACCATGGAGATGCTATCGACCATGCTGAACTCCTTCTCGAGTTCCTTCTCTGCGTCACGGTCCTGCTCCACGAGCTTGAATACCCCGCCCCCGTTGTTCACGTTCTGCGGGTGCCGATCCAAGTACTCCATCAGGTTCGGCTTGTCCTTGGTTACGATGAGGTTCCCGTTGTTGAAGATGACGGGCTTCTTGACCGCGTTCTCGCTCTGCTCGTCGACCCAAATGCTGGGTTCGTTGGGGCAATAACGCATTTCGCGGACTTGGTTCTTCTCCTCGTCGTAGATGGTAACCCCCTTACCCTGAAGCATGTACACGATGCCACCTCCCTTGGGGATGGTGTACACCCTGTTCTCCACTGCCTTCTCCCGTCGTACGATTGGCGGTGGGGCGGTAGCAACAGCTTCGACAGTGGGGGCTGCCTTGGGTGCGGTTTCTGTGGTGGACTTTCTGGGGCGTCCTGGACCCCTCTTTGCTTGTTCAGCCATTTTATTTGATTAGAAATTAAGGTTGCGTGCGTATAGCTTGAATAAATCCTTGGCGATAGAGTGCGCGGTGCTGTGACCTACGTCACGCTTGATTACACCAAATCGAGTCAAGAACCCTTTGAATAGGTAGCCAGGGGCAACACCACCAATGTTCTTGATAGCTAAATCCCCGTCAGTCCTGTAGCTAGTGCTGTCATTCCCTCCAGTCGATGCTGGGATAACAGCAAAGACATCGCCCTTGTAGTCGTAGAAGAACAAGTTGAAATCTTTATCCCTCCTGATTACGAAAGAGTACAGTGTCTGTGACTTCCTGACATTAACCTCCAGATTAGGGTCTGGGAGTTTGTAGCTGACTGTCCCATTGTCAGTGTTATCTGTCCTTGATGTAGCGGGGAGACCGCTCAACCCATCGTGAATCATACTCACCAGATTGAACTTCCCGTTAGTAAATCCCTTCCCTGTAGCGTCACTGCTAGAGAAGATTTCATACATATTCGTGTATCCAGGGAAGCCAAAGGCACAATACATCGTGTAGTCTGCATTGTGTACCATTTCATTGGCTAGCTGGAAGTAATTACCCGCAATGATATTAGCGCTAGTAGTGGTGACTTTCGAGGTAGCCCCAGCAGTTGTTGCTGTAGTGTTGCTCCCCCCTTGGTCAGTCATATCGTAATCGCTACCCCCAGTAGCACTAGCGTCGTTGGCCCAAGAAGAGATATGCTGTCCAGTACTGTAGCTAGACAGATCGTTGTGATTATAGTCAATAAACGGGAGGTTAGCAGAAGCAAGGAAGTCTACCCCAGCGATGACACTAGAGCTCGTGTCTGTCTCCTGAGTGACGATATTGATTGGGGTGGCATTGACAATCGCAGAGATGTCTTCAAACCCATCAACCTTAGCTTCGTTTAGTGTAGCCTCGTTGTCTACTGCGTCAAACCGTAAGATGTTCTTCTTGCTGTCTGAAGAGATGAAGTTCATCACCGAAAGCATCAAGTCCACCTCCTTACCCTCTTGGCAAGAAACGATGATGTGGGTCTTGTCGATGACGTCAGACGAAGGGAGCGTAACGTAGTCGTACACGCTAGCGTCGTCGAAGTTAAACTGCACCTTCCCAATCCCTGCAGTCATGAAGGACAGCTTATCGGCGGGGACAGCCAATACAGACAGTCCAGACCCGTCGTCTGATGAGTTGCTAGAGAACAGAGTAAGCTGTTCCCTGCGGAAGAGGAAGAACTTCTTCATTACAGTTTACTTAAACAAATATACTAAAAAGAAAAAGGCCCCATAGGGGCCTTTCTCATAGTCGTATGTGTTATCAGACGTTGGGGGCACCCAGAATCTCGAAGAAGAGAACCCACTCAACAGTACCAGCAGCGCTCACGGCGGAGTTGCTAGCAACGGTGTTGCAGAAGAGGGTCCTTTCGGAGTCCGTGTACTCAGCCTGAGCAGCTCGAGCGGTATCGGTTCCAGGGCTATCGACCTGAGTGATACCACACTTCACCATAGCCCCAGTCTTGAAGGCCGTAGTGTTACCAGCACCATCGATGATACCATCAGCATCATTGGCAATCTCCGTTCCCCCAGTGGTGGTGCCAATCTTGAAGCCAAGATCCATAGACGCCGTAACGGTGGGTTGAGCCGCGCACTTGATGTAAGCCTTCGTGAGGAGGCTACCAGCGGGCTGAGAGATTTCTGCCTCGACAGAATCGTTTTGGACGAAAGCGTCCTTCACGACAACCTTCTTGATAATGCTGTTTGATCCTTTGTTGTAGGTGTATTCTGCCATATCTAAAAAGATTATGAAGGTCAGAGAGGGGGCCGAAGCCCCACTCTCTTCACTTCAGGTTATTAGCCCTTGATGATGACGTGCTGGTTAGCAGCGCGGGTCACCAAGGCAATCTCGGAGCGGTAGTGGAACTTGGCCACGTCCTCGCCGTCGGTCTTGAAACCGAGGACGCCACCACCAGTCACCCAGTGCTCCATCTCGCGGCTGTAACCGTTAGCCTCCTTGTAGTTGAGCTCCAGTGCGGGGGCCTTGGTACCGTTGACGGGGTCGACGACCTGCGTCATGGGGACCATAGCGCCTTGGAACTTCGTGCTTGCACCGAGCAAGGTCGGGTCGTTCAGCAGCTTCCAGTCGTGCTTGTGGAAGGTGTATCCACCACGGGTGAAGCTCTTGAAGCCCAGCTTGACGGCCATGTCAGCGTCGTTGTTGAAGGAGCCGAACTGACCTGCGAGACCTGCGGTAACGCTCGTAGCGATACCTGCGGCCAGCATGTCGTCGATGGCGAGGTCCTGCGTACGGTTCACGTACATAGCGTACTCACTCGGGGCGCCCTGCTTGTCGAGCTCGAGGATGATGTTGTCGAACTCACCGAAGCTGTCCAGAGGGTTAGCGTTGGCGTTGCTCACCACGATACCGCGATCGTTGACGGCAGCGAAGTAGCCCTCAGAACCAGCCACAGCTCCCGTAGTGGTCCCAATCGTACCGCTAGCCTTCTCGCCAAACAGCATCATCATCTCGCGGCGGTCCATAAACCGAGCACGGGTCTCCTGCTCACCGTGGATGTACCAGCGGTAGTCGCCGTTGCCGACGTTCACCCAGCCAATGTTCGTGGCCTGAGAGCCATTCACTTGGTAGGTGTCCTTGACGATCATGTACGGGTTGGTACGCAGCGTCGGGGACGTCTCAAAGAAGTGTCCAGGCTGGTCCGTACCCTGATCGTAAGCGCTACCGAGGATGATGAGGGTTTCACCACCACCCGTAGCAAACTGAGTGTTGCTACCAGATGCGGTGAGGCCACTCATCAGTTTGAGTTGAATCTGACCAGCAGTACCAGTCACGGCAGTCGCCGGAGCGATAAAGTCACCAGCAATGTTCGTGGCGATAACGATGAAGACGTCACCCGTAGCGGCGTTCATCACCACGTCGTTGCTGCGGACCTTAATGTCAGTGTCATCACCGAGGTCGCAGGTGACCACACCAGAGATTTGAGAACCCGTAGCAGAGGCCGTGGTCATCGTGGCGTGGCGACGCTCCTCCTCCCAGTACTGAACGTGGTCAGCGGTACCACCGCTCTTGACCGCACCAGTCAGTTGGAGAAAGCCCGTGATGCCTTGGTCACCGTAGGTCTTGATAAGCAGGTCCCGATTGTCGGGCTTGTTGTGCTCCAAGAGAGTAGCCACCGTAGTGTACTTCTCTGGAGTCGTTGCAAAGGAAGGGGCGTTACCCGTTCCAGGTCCAGCAATGTTTGCCATTGTTTAGGGTCTTAGATGTTGAATGTCAAAGTGTTGTTGCCATTGACGATCTGACGTAGTTGTTCTGTCAGGGGGTTAGCGTCAGGGGCAACACCCTGTTCAGGTGCCCTCGACTGTACGTTGGCGACGTTCTCGACTACGCCTTTCTGTCCGTCACTCAGTCCCTGCTTATAGACCGAAGAGACAATCTCGTCAATGCGGTCAATAACGGTGCGATGAGAGGACAGCATATCGTAGTCCCAAGAACCATCTTGATTTACGTACGGGTCGAAGAACTCCTCAAGACGGGCGTTCTTGTCTTTCAGTTGAGCGCGGTACTGATCATCAATACCGAAGGTGAAGGACTTCCCCCCACCCAAATCAAATTCAATCCCAGTGAGTGCATCCACCTCACGGGACATGTTGCTCATCCACTCTTCGTTGATGAACGACTCGGGTTCAGGCTGCTGAGGCTGCTCTGCAGGGGCGGCGTAGCCGTCGCGAATCTTCTCGATTGCTTGGCGTGCGTTCGCTGCGTCAACCTTGAGCTGAATCTGCGAAAGGCGAACCTCCTCCTCAGTGTTGATTTCTGGGTCGAGCTTGTACTTGCTCTGCACCAAAAGGTTCAACTCCTCGTTAGAAAGGTTAGGGTAGTCAGAAGCCATGTTCACACGCACAGCCGTCACGTCGTCCATTTCGGTCGGGTTGAGCTGCTGGTATGCGAACCAGTCCTGTGGGGCCCTCCCCGTCTCCTGCACGAACTTCGAGATGGCCTCGATGCGCTCGTCCATTGGGGCTGCCTGTTGCGGTTGAGCAAGGTCTTCGAGGCTAGTAATCTCCCTCCCAAGCCTCTCGCTCAAGAAGTTCATTACAGCGCCTTCGACTTGCTGTTCCGAGTATTGTGGTTCTGTGTACTGCGGCTGGTCAGAGACCTGGGGCTCGGAGTACTCAGGTTGTTGAGGCTGTTCTACTTGCTCCTGAACAGGTGCTTCAGGTTGCACCACAGGCTCTGGAGTAGGCTCCGTAGCCACAGGTGCGTCCTGTTGAACAGGTTCTTGAATCGGCCCAGCGTCTCGCTGAATAGCCTCTTGCAGTTGTTCAGGGGAGTCAACGAACTCAACTTTGTCAATCGTTTCTTGTTGCATTATATTGATTTATTTTTACTTATGCGTAGACGAACAGTCCCGCCATTGCCGCTCCACTGAACTCAGTAAAGTTCCCGTAGATGGTGGCTCCTGCAGGGACGGCGATTGCCTTGCTAGCGCTACTGATGTACTTGTCTGAAGTAGCGTCGTATTCTTTCACAGCCCCCTTCACAGTCACCGTAATAGCGGCTGAGGTTGGGTTGTATACTGCAACAAACCTGCTCCCAGAAGTAGAGGAGAGGGTGTTGTTGTTTGTAAGGATATAAATGTCCGTAGGGAGGGACTGACTAGGGTGTGCCATTTTATCCGAGTGTTACAGATGAACTATCCAAACCAAACACCCCGTACTCGATGACTTGGTCCACGGAGGTACCGTAAGCCTTGAGGGTCTGGTCATTCTGTGCAGGGAAGTAAGCGAACTCACCCCCTGCAATCTTGAGCACCACGGGATCGTCCGTAGTGCTGTCGGCGTAGACGTAGATGAAGTTCTCACGGACTTCGTCCATGTTCTTCACGTACACGTACGCGCTCTCGAGCTTGTCGCTGGCCTTGTACACCGTTACGTCGCTACCACCTTTGGACGTAGAGGCGACCTTACCCCTGATGATGCTCCCTGAGTCGGCGTTTACGTTCACCGAAACTTGGACGTTCACAGGGGACGTGAGCACGTTGGTACTCGACAGCGAGAGCTCAGCCTTGAGCACCCCCATTATTCCTCAATCAGGAGCTGGTACTCCAGGGTGAAAGAAGTCGCTACGCTCGGGGTGTACTTAAAGTCAGCCGTCCCGTCCCACGGGATGAAAGCCCAGTCGCCTGCGTACAGCCTTCCCACAGCCTGCGTACCGACGACAATCGTCGCGTACTCGGTAGCGGTGGAGGAGGTGTTGCACAGGTAAATCTTGTGTGCCTTGTCGTTGGTGTAGTCAGCGGCAGCGAACAGCGTCACAGCAGACGATGCCGTGGTGGTTTTCCTTCCGACCCCCGTAGTCTGAGCCAGACCCGTGGTCGTACCCGCCTTTGTGAGGGTGGCGGTTTTGCTCAACGCCAAGGCATCCGTCGTCAGATCGGCGCTGTTGAGCGTAATGGTTGCAGTGGTGGTAGCCATGTCTCGTTATTTACTGCAAATATATATCATTTTGGGCGTCACGTTTCGTACCAAATGACCATGTCTCTGATGTAGACAATGTCAAATCTAAAAGCGGGGAGGCCTACGGAACCTCCTGTGATACTAATTTTAGGGACCTCAGAAACTGTTCCTAGAGTTGTAATGGTGGTGGTGTACCTATTCCAAACATCTTTTGACGCATCTTCAACAACATCACCTTCTACACCATCAAACTCTCCACTAATGCTGTCAGCACCAAAATTAGTTGATGGGAAGTAGTACAAGAACGTCATTTGAACGTCCGAATCGTTTGGGACGTCAACAGTAATTCCGCTATTTTTAAAGGCTATTGGTTCACCTTGAATAACAGTTTGAGTGCCTAAAGTGCACTTCAACAACCCGTCTCTGCCTGCAGCAGAAACACCCCCCTCAACCGAACCATCGACAGTAAAGTTGAATCCGTCAGAATCGTTACTGAAGTCGCTCCTGTAAACGATGTTGATTTGCTTCAGTGCTGGCTGATTGCTACCAGAAACAGTCTCCACTCTGCTTGAAGAAGTGACATACTTCTTGTTGTGGTTACTGTTGGATATAGAAAACCCGCCAATCATTTCTTCTTCCCCTTTCCTGCTCGGATTTTGGCTGCTTCTTTCTTACCAAATGCACTGTTCACTCTCCCCATAGCCCAAGCGTGCTGAGAAGTCTTGGGGCGATTGCCACTGCTCATGTACGCAGCCAAGCCCCTGCGGTATACTTCCCGTTCTGCCGCATCCAAGCCAGCCATCCCGCCCTTCTTGTACTTCTTCACCTTACCCCCGTGCTCCATGCTGTCGCGCTCCTTCATCAGGTTCTTCAACTGCTTCTGAACGTCGGTAGGGAACGGTTTCTTGTCCTTTCCGCCACGGTACTTGTCGTAAATTTTGGCAATCTTGGACATTAGGGCCTTGCGGCGGGCAGGGTTGGAACTGCCTTGGACGTACTTCTTTGCGAACTTCTTCTGTGCTTTAGGCATGAGATACGAGTTTAAACTTGGCTTCCTTTACGGCACCAGGGTGTGGCTTGTACTCCCCCTTCATCAGGAAGTACCGTCCGTTTTCTAGCATCCAGTGATGACCTGCTGGCGGATTGACGGTAGCAGTCTTCTGACTAATCTTCAACTTACCGCCTTTGTTGTACTTGACTGTCTTCATCAGAACGAGCTCATTAGGATTTCATCTACAGCCTCTTGGACATCAGACTTAGAGGCTTCGATAGCCATCATAATGTTTGCCTGAAATCTTTCTACTTCCTCTCCGTCGTTAAAGATAATAATAGTAGGAACTACTACGATTTTATGTTTCTGCTGTAAATCAGGGCTCGAGACAATATCTACACGAGACGTCGAACAATCGCTCAACTTCTCAATCCACGGGACACTGTTGGTGGCGTTGAAACTTGCGTTGAACTCTACAACGCAAACGCCAGACTCGCACACTTCACTGTCCGCAGACGCAGCCACAAAGACAGTGGCCGAGAACAGAGCAGACAAGACAAAGAGGGCAAGCACACCTTTCATTGTTCATCTTATTTGAGTTTATCGATTTTTTCTTCAATACGCTTAATGTCCTCCTTGATTTCCCCTACATCCTCCTGGGTAGACATAATCGTCTGACGGATGAGTTGGTCCTTCATGTCGAACTCCATGCGTGAAACTTCTGACGGGAGAGGGGCTGGAAGCTCCTTGGCCTCAGCGATATCGGCCTGCAGGGTAAACCACATTCCGATGAGAGACGACATCCCGATTCCAATACCAGCCAAAGTTTTCAGGCTGACGTTGAACCCCATATCCTCGTTAATCTCTTTTGCCATAATTAGAATATTACGTAGTTGACCCCGACCGAGAAGTCGTGCCACTCTCTGTTCCAATACTTGTTGTATCTACCCTCCAAGAAGCAGCCTAGGGATTTGTTTAGCTTCCAACCAAAAATCAATCCCCCACTATAGTCAACCCACTGCCCGTCGTTGAGCTGGAAGTAGGAAAACTCTGACCCCGTATCTAAATGCCGAGGCAAGACATTACCCCACGAGTGTAACCAAAAGTCTTTGGTGTAATGGTAGTAGTCAAAGCCCGCGACCAGAGAATAGTTCCACTCTGTGTCTAACTCGCTACGCTTGAGCTGGACGTAGTCGTCAAGAATCTGCGGGATGACAACCTCCCGCCACACCTCGAAACTACTAGCGACAACTGTTCCGTCGGGGTCTATGTACTCCCCCGTAGAGAAGTCGTAGCTGTAGCCTTGACTGAAAGCAAGTTGCGTGTAGTGTAAACTTCCGTTTGGCAACTCCCATTGCTTCAGTGGGTTGTACCCATACGGCTCCGAGATGCGCTGGGCTGCACCGATATTGAAAGACAGCTTACCCTTAGAGTTGATGCGCAATCTCTGGGAAGCCTCGAGGTAGCTGACGTCAGCAAAGCCGTCCTGTACGTACTCCACTTTCCCTACGAACCTGCCCCCAACATATCTCAGGAAGTGGTTCTGGTCTAGGTAAAGCACTCCCTGCTGCCTGCGGTAGTCGCTCTCAAAAAGAAACTCGAAACCTTTGACCGTACCGATCGTAGCTGCATCGGAGTAGGAGTGCTCCTCGCCGTTGTAGAAGACGTTGGCCCTGTTCTCGTACTTGAACCTAGCAATCTTGCGGATACCAAGAGTCAAAGAGTAGTCGAACGGAGTCTCTACGATGTCTGTAGACAGAGGACCATTGACAACCGAATACGTCTTGTAGTCAGAAAGCGAGTTGTTTCCGTTGACAGCCGCATAAAAAGTCGAGAACCGAAACGCCTTTTTCAGTGTCTGAGCCCCACTCGTTAGTGGGACGCACAGGAGTAGAACTAACAGAAACCTCATAGCTTGACGATAGTTTGCTTGAACATGCGATTGTCAGAAACTACTACGAGGTGATATGTCCCGACAGGCCAATCCGATGCGTCCTGCGTAGCGCTGGACGATTTTAACACCTTCCTGCCAGTGGCATCGAAGACAGTCAATACAAACGGGTATGGTGCGTCCACATAGAACTTGTGCTCAACTACCGTCGGGCGGATTGTGACCTCGTCTGCTAACTCAGGAACACCCGTAGGCCACCCCTGCTGACAGTAATCGTACAGCCCGATACACCCTCCGTCCCACTCTGCCTCGCAGCAATACGGGTCGACCTCAATAACCCAAGCGTAGCAAGAGTCGTTCAGCCAGTACGGAACGCCTGGACCTGTAGCGCACCCCGCATCATACAGGCAATCACCTTCGGTATTGGCTTCCGCATTGTAGTTGTATGCCGACAAATCCATGCACCCTACCACAACGGGGATGCAACTTCCGTTGTCTACGTTCGCCCCCTCGTCAAAGTTCAAAGCGGTAGAGTCTGTGCAACCAAATGCCGCCAACGTTAAACAAGAACCATCGTCATAGTCAGCCTCGTACCCTTGAGTGTAGTACTCTAAATACCCAGCTTGCATGCACCCTGCAGCGTAGTAACAACTGCTATCAGGGCTGTTGGCATAGACGTCGTAGTTTTGAGCCAAAGTGTCTAAGCATCCGTAGGAAAACTCTTCACAAAAGTTCCCGCAGTATGTCGTAGCCTTGTACGTGTACGGGAAGGGGATAATGCTCCACTGTGGCACGTTGACGAGGGTGTCTCCTGTTGGCCCCTCGAGCATGAAGCCGCACTGAGCCACAGTGAACATAGACTGCGGGGTAGGGAAGAAGTACAACTCTACTTCTTTGTCGCTAGACAAATACAGCTCAAAGGACTCTTCCAATCCGTCCCCTGGTCCCATCTTATACTGTGGGGACAACCACTCACCCTGACGCACTCCTAGCCAGCTACCGAACCATCCGTCAGCAGCACCGTCAGTGAGCGTCAGCGTATAGAAGCAAGAGTCGGGCTGTAACTCTACGTTTGCAAGCGAGTCGTAGTTGTAGTACGCGCTGTCAATACAGCCGTATACCACGGGGGTCTCGCACAGCAAGTCAAGGAATACCGTCGCGTTCGGGTTGTACTCGAGGTAGTCGGGATCGCCACAGCCAACGATATCCTCTATCTCTAGGCAAGCAGGGGCCTGGAAGAGGTGCTGGAAGTTGTATCCGAAGTTGGCCTGTGCAGGGTCCATGGCATAGACCTCCTCCCCGCAAGCAAGGAGACCAAACCCGCCGTCCTCTCCACCCCACTGGGCGCCATTGAGTCCGTCACCATAAACATCGCTGATGGTAAACGAGAGCTGACTACCAATAGGAGCACAGACACTACTGAAAATCGGGATACCTGTAGGTTCTCCTGCGTATTCGCCAGCCAAAACAGCGGCAAGGATTTCATCGTTGGTCACATCTACCAGTGACCATCCCGTTTCCCCTGGATAGTTGTCAGGGACAACAACCACCATAACCTCCGTTTCGGTGAAGTCGCAGTCGGCTGACTCTAGAATATTGCAGTTCTGATTGAAGTTGGCCCACGGGTTCCAGTTGATTGCCTCGGGGTTCGTACAGCCTGGGATAGCTCCGCAGGGCAGGCAACTCTCCCAACAAAAAGGCGGCAGGGCCATAGGGCCTTGTACGTTCAGAGGTCGGTTGACATACCCAAACTCATCGAAAATAAAACAGGGGGACTCTGCAACGCCGACAGGCAGTTCTTGATACGTCCAATTATCTGCAGAGAACTTCCATAGATACTGCCCAGCAGCCATAGAGACGGTGGCCTCCCACACCCCGTCACCATCAGCGTCTTCCATCGGAACACATGACCCGCACCAACTAAAGTAGTCTGAGTTGACCTCGGGCGTTACAATCCCCTCTGGGTGTGGGCCATTCAAGTCTAGCCTGAACGTAACCTCATACAAACAAGGCTCCCCCTCGAAGATTGCCTCTGGGTTGTAGTTGGTGGCCTGCTCATCCATACACCCTAACACGGGCGGGGGGCAAGGCAATAAGTTAATCGGGATGTCAAGCTGTGCGGTGTTGAAGTCTAAGACCTCGATATCTACACCACAGGCATTGCTCAAGACGATATAGCCCTCTCCATACTCGCAACAAATACCATCGCCAAAGCTGTCGTAGGCTACGAACGTATACGGACCAGGCGGCAGGTTGACCAACGTTTCTCCTGCTACACCCGAAGCCACGACGTTGGTGTCTGCTAGAATCTCCCAGCTACTCTCCGCTGCATACTGATCAGAAACAAACTCTACGTTCAACCAACTCTGAGCCTGCAGAGACAGGATCGGGAACAGTAGACACCACTTGCTCTTGTTGGCCCAGTAGGCCGCGCTCATCCTCCCCTTGGCGATGTTCCGTGCGTGACGAGCCTTGAAACTTGCACGCTTCTTCTTCATCCGATCGCTCTCGCCTGCCTTCGGCTTGCCAGCGGTCTTGGCCCCCTGCTCACCGTAACGGATGAGCTTGACCTTGTCCCCTTCTTTAGCAAGAACAACGTGCGACTTCTTGGGGTGCGACGGGGTACGCTTGGGTTTGTTGACTCCACTCAGCCCGTGCTTCTTGAGGAGCCGAGAAATCCTTTTCCGTACCCTGTCTTCAGACATAATACAAAGATAATCAGCGAGGCTTACACTCGCAGAGAAGTTCTTGGGTCAGTGCCTTCTGACAGTGGTCCTTGTCGACCTTATCCAAGACCCAGACGAATGCCTTCCCCAAGGGCCTCAAAGTCCCCTCGCGTTCGTTCATACCTAGCGTAGCGCTAGTGGTGAAGTCGGGGTTGCCGAACTCAAAGCCTTGGTTTACAATCAGGAAGTCGTTGAAGAGCTCCGCACACGTGGTGTTGAGAAGCTGTGACAAAGCCACCCCCAAGGTGTTGATGTACGCCGAGAGCTTCGGGAAGGGATTCCACTGCACCGTAAGGAAGGCGCGGGTGAAAGAGAACAGCATCCCGAGCGGGATGAGAAGCAGTCCGATAACTGCAACGAGGGTGATGTATACAATGCGCATTGTCTCTTGTACGGGAAGGTATACGGTGCTCATTACATTCCTGGGATTTGGAAGTAGTTGTCGATGTTGGTCTCGATGCCGGTGAAATTGCTTGTTTGGTCAGAATCGTAAAAGATGACGCTTTGCATAGTTCCGACAAAACGGAAATTTGCATTATTAATTCCGCCAATCCGAAAGTCTACAATGTTATTCGTGCCTCCATTACCTGATGCATATTGAGTGCCGTCGCGACGGTGGACAGATGTCGTAGCGTGCAGGTTTGTCATAAGCACTTGACTTTCAGGCAAATCGCTACTGCTGTTCACATTGAACTGGCCGCTATAAACACCAACTCTCAAAGTGCTGCTTCCCCATGTTGCATCACTTGTGCGGCTACCTATTCCCGAATAAAATGTCTGGAAGCTGCCTTGTCGAGTAAGGTTTGACACTTGAAATATCGTAAACGGTTGGGTCACAGTTCCCGATGATGCGTCGAGGTAGTCAGTGCCATCAAATTCAAGCGCCGCTTGGCCGTTCTCAGTAATGACCGCAAAGCCGTTGTAAATCTTCGGCTGGTTTGCGTCCGTCGCTTGGTCGGCGTGGTTGCCGTTGGTGCTCTGGTCCCACCACCGCGTGACGTATCCGTTCGCGGTCCCACAGAATGCAGCGATGTCAGCCGTTGCGAGGTCACCGTTGGCGTCAAAGCCGATGTTGCGCTCTTCATCGTCGGAGTCACGACGGATACGCATGCAGATAACTGCTTTGTCTGATAACTGCCTTACTGAGTACGCTACTGCCGCATCCGTACCGCCACTCTGTGAGCCGTAGTCGTAGAGTAACCCAGAAGTAGGTTGATCGGTGGGCTGGTAGATGAGGTAGTCCGAGTTGATGTTGGTCTCGATGGCGGTGCGGTTGCTAGACTGGTCGCTAGTGTATATAATATGTTCTTGAATGTAAAATTCTCCGTCACCTGAATCTGTGCCACGGCTGGATATGCTGTGGTTTCCTGCACTAGCTGCTTTTAAACTGACCGAGACTGCCGTGCTTGCGTCTTTGCCTATTTCAGAGCCAGTGCCATCAAACAAAGTGTAAATCAGTTGCTGGTCAGTTGTTATTGCTATCCCGGTGTCCACGTTAGTAAACTGCCCTGAAGCATGCTGCTGCATTTTATAATTGCCCGTAGTGCCAACAAGCGCCGCAAAATTTGCTGATCCGTCGCGCGTGCCAAAAACTGGGTCAAAGCCGTCAAACGCAACCGGCTCTAACACAGTAAATATTGTGCGAGTAGCGCCCCAGCTGACAGAACTAATACCAAGTTTGTCTATGTTGAAGTAAAGCGCCGGCTTGCCGTTCTCAGTAATTACAGCAGTACCGTTGTATATCTGCGGCTGAGCTATACTTGCGCTCTGCGTGACGTTGGCACTGTTTCCGCTTTGGTCAAACCAGGTCACACAGTAACCGTTAGCGCTACCGCAATGGCTGGCGATGGCTGCCGTGTCGAGGTCGCCTGAGCTGTCAAAACCAATGTCTGTTTCAGCGCCGTCGCTGTCGCGCCTGATGCGCATGCAGTTGCCGGTGTAGTCTTTGTCTAGCTTACGCACAGAGTAGGCAGCAGCTGCGCCGCTACCATACGTGGTGTCCAGCAGGAACGCCGCGGCACTCGGAATCGTCAGCCCGTTGATGTCGGCGATGTCCGCCTTGAGCACCCCGTTGATATCGTTGATGCTCCCAACAGCTAGCCCGTTGATATCGTTAATGTCTGGCATTAGGTGGCAATCTCAATGTAGTCTTGTGACGGAGAGAAGAAAACCTTCGATCCCGAAGCATTTCCCGCAGCCAAGGCATACCCCACCACGCGTACGAAGTCTCCGCCTGTAGTAGGTTGCGTAGCCGTAATCTGCCCTGCCGTAGTAGAGATGTAGAGCGGCTCGCCTGCGGCGGTAGCGGCGTTGTCGTGACCGATAAACCCAACCCCGTTTACGAGCAATCCGTCAGATGTCGGTGACTGTCCAAGGGCCAACCCGAGAAGTCCTTCAGTTGTCGCATCACCGTCGGCGTCAACAGCCACCCATGCGCCGCTACCGTACGTGTAAACCGTACCAGCAGATAGTGTCCCCGTACCGAACTTTACAATCGTCCCCTCGGCCTCAGTTGCGGCGTTGACAGCCCCGTCAGAAGTAGACTGAGTGATCATTTGCAGCTCCTGACCCAAGCCCGCTGCAAGGGTAATCGAGGCGGCAGTGCTGGTGATGCGGACATTGGTCCCTTCAGTCAGCTCTGCGTTTTCGAACTGAGAGTCCCCACTGTCGTAAATGAGCACATGACCATTAGAAGGGTTGGAGATGGCAACGTCGCTCAGGTCATCCAAGCCCGTAATGGCACCGCCTCCACTAACCGTAGCCCAAGACAGATTCCCGCTGCCGTCGGTTTTCAAGTACTGGTTTGCATCACCGTCATCACCTGGGAGGGTGAGCGTATAGCTAGCCCCGATGTCGGCATGAGCAGGGGCCTTGAGAGAAACGTAGTGGCTGTCGTTCTCGCAGTACAGCCTAACCTCAGACTGGGTGTTGTTGTTTCGAACCTCAATCAGGCCCGAGGAGATGTTGACCGAGTCGTTGACTGCGGAGCTACCCAAGCTCACCACACCCGTACCGTTGGGCTGAATCGAGATGTTCCCGTTGGTGGTGGTGGTATAAATCCTTTGGTTGTTTACGTCGAGCTGAGCTGACAAGGTCGGGGAAGTCTCGTCCTGCAACCTACCCCCGTCAATGGTAAGGGTGTCGGTAAGTTGATCGGCAGTAACTGTAAGAGTACTGCTACCCCCAGCAACGATGGCCAACTCAGAGGTAGGCGAGGTAGGGCTAATAGCCGTACTTCCGTCGCTGAAGCTCAGGTACTTGTTCCCCGCGTCGCCGCTGATGGTGACCGTGATGTTGTCTGGCTGAGGCTCGTTCAAAGCAACCCCGTCACCAGTAAAGTTCAAGGTGGTGACACCCGTAGTCAGGCTGACCCCGTCCTCTTGAACAGTGACCGCACTACCGCTAGCAGTAGAAGCAATCGTAATCGTGTCACCGCTCTCGGTGAGCGTGACCCCCGAACCAGCGGCAAGGGTAATGGAGTCTGTGCTTGCGTCAGTACCCGTAAGGGTAATGGTCGCGTCGTCTCCGCTCTGGGCCGTGTCTAGAAAGTACTCGGTGTTGTTAGAAGCAATCGTGACCTCGCTGCCGCTAGAAGACACGCTGACGTTTTCTCCTCCCGTGAAGGTTACGGTGTCGTTGGCTTGGTCAGCTACGACGTTGTCATCGCCAGTAATAGCGATTGTGGAGAACGAAGTAATCGCGTCCCCGTCTACAGTAACTGCGGACCCCTTCTCTCCTTTCGGACCGTTAGAGGTAATGACGATGGTGTTCTTTGATACGGCCATGACTTAGTTGTCGGCTTCTGCGACGTCCTCAACCACCCTAAACGGGCCACGAAGGATAGTCTTTTGTTCTTCTGATGATGTGTTGTATCGCTGCAAGTCGTAGACATAACGACCAGAAGCGACAAGCTCCATCTCGGCTGCCGAACAGCGGATGGTGAGCTGATTGTTAATGCCCGCGTCGTTATTCTGAGAGCCAGAAATCTCCATCGTGAAGTTGCTAGCAGGGAGGACGGAAGCGGAAGTAACAATCACATTGCTCCCAATCGAGGAAATAATCAACCCCTCGTTCACGTCACTACTTGCCTTATCCCGAACCTCCATTAGGAACTGATCTCCTTGAAGGTCGTCTTCGTTGCCTGCCGCCTCCTCTCCGATGTAGAAGGTCAGAGTCACGTCGAAGCTGTCCCCTCGACGGGTGGTGATGGCCACCTTTTCGCTGATGTCTAGGTCTAGTCGCCTTGCCATTACTCCATGACTTGATTGATGATGGGCTCTTCACCCTTGCGCTTTGCGATGAGTTCCTTCTGGGCCTCCTTCTGCTTATCGACCCGTTCGTCTTTCTTCCCCTCCTTGAACACCTCAATCTTCTCGCGGAAGTTCTGGTCGTCCTCACGGAACCCGAGGGTGGCCTGAGCGCGAATCATCTCAATCTCCCTTCGGTACTGATGCTTGACGGCTTCGAGTTGCATCTCGAGCTCGTTCTTGAGCTGCAGGGTTTGTGCCTCGAGTTGGGCCTCCACCTGCATCTCCTGCTGCTTGGCCTGCGAAGCCACAAGGGCAGCCTGCTGTGCCTGCTCGGATTGGACCTGAGCGTTCTGCTGGGCCATCTGCTGCATGCGCTGAATCCTCTTCTTGCGCCGAACAATCAACAGCCTCTCGGCCTGGTTGATGTCCTTCATGTTGCGGATGGCGATGGCGTCCTCGATGTCGAGTTCCTTTTGAGCGAGAGAGGCTTGGATGTTCTGTTCCAAGTACGCCTTCTCTACGTCCTCCATCTCCTTCTGCACCGTGACCCCGAAGTTGTACATCGGAAGGTTGCTGAAGCTGTTCAGTACGGCCATGTTCTCCTTCCCGATGGCGTTCTCGTACACCCTGTATACGACGCTCTCAGACGGAAGGACCTGCAGACACTTCACTACGTCCTCGCACACCTTCTTGAACAGAATCATGGAGGAGTTGGTGACGTCGTAGATGGCGTTGTTGCCTGCCGCAAGGGCCTGCTCCCGAACCCCAACCAAGGCGTCACCCTTTGGGGTGGAGGCATCCATGACCTCGTTGATGCCCGTGGCGTCACGGATCATACGCAGGTAGTGGTTATACAACCCAATCAGTTCGTTGACGTTTCGGATGGCGTTGCCAATCTCGCGGACAGGGGGGTTCTGAAACCCGCCCTCAGGGTTCTTGCTACGGTAGTAGAATACACCCGTCTGCTCGTAGATGTCGTGCAACTCCAGCGGCTGCAACTCCCCACCCTTTCCGAGCTGTACGTTCTCTAGCCCCTCGATGTCAATCACCAGTCCGTCGGGCTTGGCTTTAGCGATGGCCTGCTGCAGCTTCAAGTGAGTGAGCTGGAGCATGTCCGCAAACCCGATGCAGCTATCCACCAAAGACTTCGGGACCATATCCCGCATGTTGGTAGCCACGGGGGAGTACGACATCCGCGTGCGAGTCAGGTCGTGCATGTTCCGAGGCATGTTGCTCATCAACCCGTAGTTGAAGATGAACTCGCTCCCCATGACGTACATCCCGTAGTACACGTTCTCCACCTCCATCTTATGCGGGGTGCGAGAGAACACGCTGTTGGGCTTCTCCTTGTAGTTGTACCCTTGGTAGAAGAACCCCGTGTTGCCGAATCGATTCTCCTTCTCCTCGAAGAAGACGGTGTCGACGGACACGAACTCAAAGCACAGGACCTCGACCATGTACTCGTCGTAGCCTGAGGTGTACTTGCCCGTAAAGTTGTCGTACGAGGTAGCGTGCGGGGAGGAGTAGTCCCCCTGCTTGTGCTTCTTGGCTCCCTTCTGAATCTTCTTCAGTTGCTCCTCGGTGAGCTCGTCACCAGCCAGTCGCTTCAACTCGCTGATGGTCATGCGTTTGATGTGGCCTGCGTACACGAGGTCCTCCATGCTGGGGTCCTCGGTGTAGCTGTGCACGAAACTGCCTGGGTCGACGTACTCTACCTTGACCCCGTAGTTCGGGTCGTTGGTGCGCTTGGATACCGCCATACCGATTGCGGTCAGGTCGGATACGCAACGTCGGTAGGTGTTGTCGTCGAAGTTGTTCCACTCCAGCGTCATGTTCGTCGCAATCTGCGCGGCGATTTCGGCGTCGGTCTTGATGTTGGTCTCGAAGAAAATCTCTGCCTCCTCGAGTGTTTCGGGAAGCTGCTCGGGGTCGTCACCGATGGTCAACCCCCCAGTCTCTTGCTTGAGTGCAATCAGCTCGTCGCGGGCTGCGACCTGCATCTGCATCATCTTCTTCTGCTGATCCTTCTCCGAAGAGGACAAGGGGTCGACAGCCTCTAGGTTCGGGTACGGGGAGCGCGAGAGGATTTTGTTTGTGACGATGCGGGCAAACTTGGCCAGAATGGGTACAGGAGTAAAGTCAAGATTAACAAGACTACCATCCCCATTATTTGGGTCCAGGCTAGTAAGGATTTGCTTATAGACAGTAGTGTCCTGCGTACCGTTGGCATAGTCCCTGTTGCGCTCGAAAATCTTCTGCCTCTTGCGAAACAGAGAGTTGTAGTCGTCGGCGTTACCCCACTGCTTCTCGATGGCTTTAGCGTACCGCAGCCCGTACTCTTTGCTCTCCTTCTTCTCCTTCGGGACCATAGGGTCAGGAAAATTAGAAGAGTATTTTGTTTTGGAGTCTTGCATAATACGACTACTTGTCGTCAAATGCAAATATATTAAACTCTGCTAATCCCTTTGTACCTTCTAAAGAAGCGTTTCTCAGAGAAATTAGTGGGTGGTTTTTCGGGCTTTCCCTTCTGTGCCGCTAGAAGAGCAAGCCCTGCGCTGATGGTAAGGTCGAACTTGGTTCGCTTGTCAATCTTGAACCCCACCCAGTCCTCTAGCGTGCGGTTGAAGTACATCCTCCCCATCTCCCCCGTCTCCCTGTTCACCCCGACGTGCTCGTGTACGTAAGCCTCGATGGCCTGTGCATGGGCGTGGATGACGTCCTGAGAGTTGGAGGGGACCCCCTTAGTCTTTACGTTGCTGTGGCTACCTGGTACCTTCAGGTGATCGGGTCTCCCCATCAGATACCCGTCGTACCCCCTGTCCTCGAAGTACCTAGCTATCCCGTACTTGTTGTTCTCAATCAGGATGGGGTAGCCGTAGAAGAAGGCGCACATCAGCACGTCTTCGTAGAAGATTTTGGCTAGAGGGGGACGGGAGGCGTACTCCACCACGAACATATTGCTCGGCCTCTCCTCGGCCATAGTGAACTTGTTGTACAGGTGCAGCGCACCCTTAGACCCCCTGCCGTCGAGTGTTGCGTCGAGGTCGTAGGAGTCAACACCACCGCAGCCGAAGGACGGGTACGGGGGGACGAGCTTGCTGTTCTCCCTGCGCTTGACGTTCCTTGTCTCCACAGGGGGTAGCCACGAGACGTAGAACCGTCCCTTGGGATCGGGGGAGAAGACCACCTCCTCGTCCTTCTTGTTCTCTTTCCATATGAAGTTGCCTCTGACGACAGGGTTGGGGAATAGGTCGTCGTTGTACTCTACCTGCTCGTATATCTGGCCCACGTTAAACAGGCTCCCGTCCACGCTGTCGCGGAAGGCTTCGTCCTCGGTAAAGGGGAACTGCCTCACCACCTCGTTCAGTTCTGAGGCGTCGTTCTTGAGGCTGTCCCTTTCGTTCTTTAGGAACGTCTTGGCCCCAAAGTCTACGTACTCCCCGTCAATCCCTATCACGGGCTCCTCGGGGTCTTCGACCACGGCCCTCCCGTAGATGTCAAAGAACCCCTCCAAGGCATCGTAGGCAGGGATGAACAGCCTATACAATCCAGACCTAGTCCTGCCGTTGGCGTTGCGCTGGTCGGGGTTGGAGTCCTGCCACAGCTCCTTGTATTCTGCCCCTCCCTTATCCATCGGGTTCACCGTGCTCCCAACCATTGCGGTCCCGACAATCTTCCTACCCACGATTAGGCAGGTACGCTCGATTCTCCACGCCTCGCGGATGTCGATGGGTTTCTCCCACTTTCCTGCCTCGTCGAGGTACAACATATGTAGCTTCTCTCCGTCGTAGGCGTTGTTGGTGGTGTTCTTCCAGTTGATGATGCTGTTGAGCGCGTCGCCGCTCCTAGTGGTCTTGTTGTTCTTGGTGATGCGCTTGGACGGCTCACGGAAGGCCAGCTCCATGCGCGGGTTGGTGGTACCGTCTTGGATGGGCTTGAAGAAGAACGGGTAGTGGCGGAACATCTGCACCACCTTCTTCATGAAGATGTTCTCTTGCGCATCTTTACCCGTCTTGCTCTGTATCCCTAGCAGCTTGTCCTTGACCTGCGTAGCCTCGTCGAGGAGCACGGCGGAGCAGATGTTGGTGTACCCCGATCGCCTGCACTTGGTGTAGAGCTGACCTATGCACCTAGGGTCAACCTCGCAGGCGGCCATGTGTATGAAGATGGTGCGCTGAAACTCAAGGTAGCTAGGGTAGCCGATGTCAAAGCGCGTCCACTGCAAGGCCATGTAGTGCCTGCCTGTGATGTAGGTTGGGACACCGCAGTTGTAGAACCACACCCCATCTCTGCGGCGACGGAACTCCTCCTCTACGTACGGACGGAAGCGGTTGCGGAACTCCTTCGGGGCCTCCATCCACTCGTCCATGCTCTTGATGCGCTGGAGCTCCTTGGGCATCTCCATCCTCCTCCAGTGCTGATCCTCACGCGGGAGGTCGTGGAACAGAATCTTGTTCTTAGCGGGACGCTTGGGGAGCATGATGACCAGCCCCCCAATCTCCTCCACTAGGCCGTGAGTCCCGTTCGGACAAATCGCTACCCCAGGCTCGGTGTACTCTTCAAGCTCTATAAGTGCACTCATCGGAAGATGGTGACGTGACCGTTGATTATGATCGTATCCCCTAGCGAGGAGCAGACCAGCTTGTATGCGTACACCCCGTCAGGGACAAAGTACTCGTCACCACCCAACCAGATGTCGTCGGGTTCGGTACCCATCCACACCTGCTCCCCGCTTCTGCTGTACACAGTAAGCAACCAAGAGTCCCAACAGAAGGTGTCGGTCTCCGCCCCCCATACGTCGTTTACTCCGTCGTTGTTTGGGGTGAAGCTGTTGGGGATATAGACAGGGCAGTCCTGCTCTAGCGGAGTGCAGGGGAGACCCGTATCGCAGTCTACGTCGAGCAAGGTGTACTCGTAAGTTTCTAGTGTATCTAGCTGGTAGTCAGTAAAATAGACAGTGTCAATTAAAGTAATGTACGAGGTGTCGTACTCTGTTAGGTACAGCGTGTCGGTGAGGTAGATGTATGTTGTGTCGTAGAAGTACCAGTTGATGGGGACAGGGATTGTGTCGTACTCCACCACCGTATCGATTTCTAGAACATATATGGTATCTGGTGGGAGCTCTACGTACACCGTGTCCACGATGACCTCAGGCAGTGGGGTGCCGCACGGGCCTACGACAAGCCAGTTGTCGAGGAAGTTATCGTCTTCGTACAAGCCGCAACAGTCTGGAGCTATGCCGTTGCCGATAGGGCCCGTCTCAGCCCACCCCCCGTCACCTGCGTACATCGTGGGGCCGTAGCTAATCTGCCAAATGACAACCTGTATGCTCAGCCCCTGATCGAACCAGAAGTCGAAGGCGTTGAGTAGGTTGGAGAATAGACTAGTACTACCAGCCTGATAGAAGTCGTCGAGTGGGAAGGTGACAGTGTCGCCTGTGTAGTACGGGGGGTCTACGTTGTAATCCTCCCATACGTCTAGGTTGGTCCAGTTGGTGGACGAAGTCGTAGTAGTAGCAGAGTATATCCATCCAGGGTGGTTGCTGTCGTCAGGGATACTCAACCCCCACGGGAAGTCCCACCCCTGATTCATTGCGTTGCAGTCCGCATCGAGAGCTTGGAACCCAAACTGAATCTCGGCTATGCCCGTCGGGCTTGCAATGCCCCCGCAGTTCTCGGTGTTGTTGAACGCAACCGTAATCTCACCCTCGATGAGGTCCGCCTCAAGAAGCTCTAAGTCGCACTGCCCGTTGAGTAGCTTGGACAGGACAAGCAAGAAAATCATCCACCAGAACCGCGTCATGAGTTTTCTCTTCTTTGATTGGTTGCTTTTCTGTGGCAGTTCGCACACCGAACCTCGCACTTTCGAATCTCCTTCTTAATCCTCGATATAGAGTATGCACCCGAAGCCATGTCAGAAACGTTGTTCTTCTTTACCCCCCTAACGTGATCAAAGTCTAGAACACGAGGGTCAGACTCACCGCAGTCTACGCAACTCAAGAAAGACTTAACTCGAGCAATAAAGGCCCTGTTCCTTATGCGTTGTGCTTTGTTACGTTCCTTACTTCGAGCAATTATGGAAGACCTGTTCTTTTGGTAGTGCCTACGTGAAGCTACCTTCTGGTCCTCCTTACTCTTGTATGCCATTACTTACTGAACCTTTCTGCGAACCCACCCGAGTAGTCCTGCTCCTGCGATATCTCCCCGCTCTCCTGCAGGTCCTTTACCATCTGCTCTAGCCGCTGCCTCTCGACAAGCAGCTCCTTGCAGTCCACCGCCGTCTGCTTGATGCTCGAGAGCTCGGCCTTCCTGCCGGCACCACTTAGCTCAGGATCGACAGGTTTCTTGACCTCCTCGATCATGTTGTTGATGGCCACCTCCATGCTGCTCATCAGCCTCTTGGCGGCAGAGACCGTAGTGAATTTACTCCTGGACATAGAGCAGGTCTTCGTTTCTTACGCGATAGTACTCCTGCCCCTCAATCGTGATGCTGTAGTCCCTGTTGACAGGGAACCCCACTACATCCCCTACCTCTACCCCGAGCTCCTCGGTCTCCTCGGTCTCGAAAGCCAGCACCCCTTTGGTTACTGTAGGCTCCGAAAAGCTCACGACCTCGATGCTTGAGTCCTGCGTTGGAGCCTCCTCCTCTACAGGAGTTAGAAGCACCCACCCGCCAAGCGGGGTGATGTTGCCGTCTTGGTCTTGGTATGCGATGGCTTGATTGTTCACGGTGTGTTCGGGTGTGTAGCGTACAAGGTAGTGGTTGTCCTCCCCCGTCAGCGGCTGGCCCTCGTTCATAACGACAAGGTGATGGAAGTACAGCGTATCCCCTACGCTGACGCCCGTGTCGTACTTGAAAGGGACAGCGACTACTGGCCCCTCGGTAACCCTGTGCTCGAACTCGTTGAACTTGGTGTCCACGTAGAGCTCAAGCCCGCTCTCGGTGGTGATGGTGTCGTTGGTGAGCTTCTCTAGCTCAACGACAAATAGATCGAATGTTTTCATTAGAAGTTTAAGTCGTACTCTACTACGCAAGGGAGGTCCTCGATAGCCTTCCATAGCACCACCCCGTCGTCGGTCTGTATGTACACTAGGTACCGAGACTTGTTGAAGTTGTACAGGTGCTTCTCGTCGTAGACGATGGCGCTCACCTCACCGCTGCCTGCACGCATACCGACGTAGTATGCCATGGCGTCCTTCGGGTTCTGACCGAGGACAATCTTTCTAATCAGCCCCTCCATCAGTTCAGGCTAATCCCAAAGTCTCCGAGGAAGTCCCCCCAGTTGGGTTCGTCCCCAAGCTCTTTGCTTGCCTCGTACATCTGGCTAAAGAACTCGAGTACGCTGTCTAGCTCGTCGGAGTTGTCTACATGCATCCCGTACACGGCTTGGATGAGCATGTCCCCGAACTCGTCCTCGGTGATACTGCCTGTGAGGAACACGCAGACGACTTCGTCCCTAGCGTCGTAGCGGTCGATGAGGTCATCCATCTGCACCGCTAGCTTCTGAACCTCAAGAAAAAACTCCTCTCTATCCATAACTTTAGCCTTTATTGTAGTGTATGCCGAAGTCCAAGAACAGCAAGAAGAAAATCTTTCGGGAGTTCTCGAAGCTCAACCAAATTTACGTTAAAAGGAACTACCTAAAGAACCTTCGCAACGTCATGGCAAGCACCAAAGAGAAGACGGGGCTGAAGATGTCGTACGTGTACTTCATGCTCTGGGCCTACGACCTAGAGTTCTTCACGATGCGATACGTCTCCCAAGACTACGGGTACCAGGAGGAGAAGGTAGGGGACAGGCTAGTGTACCCACTGCAGAGGCAGGGGTACATATACAAGTACTTCAACAGGTTCGACAAGAACACCTACGACTACCAGATGTTCAAGGATCGCGGGATGTCACGAATGCAGCACCGCACTAGGTACTGCCTCACGCAGAAGGGGAGGTTGTTCGTGCAGAGTATCTACCGCGAGATGGAGAAGGACGAGGCTTAGTCGACCATGAAGAACGGGACCTTCTTCCCCGTGTCGGGGTCGGTCACCATCTTCAATTTTCCGCCCTTAGCGTAGTACACGGTACCCCCCATCTCGTAGCGCTTGGCTCCGTGGAGTTCGTTCTTGTTTTTCTTGAGAGACTTCATCAGTTCAGGGTGTCGTCAGGGAACCAGCCTGCGGCTTCAGCTTCGGCATGGGTGAGTTGAGTAGATGAGGAGGGGATGAAGGTGCTGAAGGCTACCGTCCCTCCACGGTTGGCGTCGATGTAGGCTACGAGCTGATCCTTCTCGTCTTGCGGGACTTCAGGCATCAAAGAAATCATAACCGTCATGTCCACGTCTTGGTGGATGCGCACCTGCTCGTCGGTTTCCCCAACGATAGCCCACTGACCAGTAGTCGGGTGAGTGATGGTGGGGTAGTAGTAGCGCGTGACATCCTGCGGGGACTTCACTGAGTCGGGGCGTCGGAGGCTCCAAACCTCGGCGTTGATAGCCATGGCCCGCTCCTCAGTAGTCATGTTTGCAGTAGGTTCTACTGGAAGGTAAACTGTTGCCATGGTGCAAATTTAGTTGTTATTTGTATACAGCAAGGTAGACTGTGTTCATTACAATACGATATACGTTACCCTCCCGTCCTCTCGGACAGCCTTCAACTTCCTCCCCCTGTTCTCGTCGCGCTTTAAGGACACGTGAACCCACGCGGGCTCCTCGTCGTCCCCAAACTCCCAAATGAGTTGATCGAACTCTAGCCTAGTGGCGATGAACTCAAACAGCTCGGCGTTGCTCACCCCACCGTATACGTGGGCGTCGAGGTCCAGAGCCTCTCCGGTAATGTGCTGAGAGTACTTACTCCCCCCGATGGCCTCGTTCAACGCCTTCGACCTGAACCCCGACGTCACCGCAATCGGGGTATCGAAGTGGTCACGCAGGGGCTGGAAGATACCGTGCGCGATGCGCTCTAGGTTCTTAATCTCGTACTCTTCAGGGGTGTTGTCGATCCCCAAGCGCAGAGCCGTGATGCTCTTTGTCGCTTCGCGGAGGCTTAGGTTTCTGGATAGTTGCACTGCGCCGTCTATTGATGTCTTTCGATTTCAGCCTTGGGTTGAAGTACCCCTTACTCCCCATTAGACTGCCACGAACACCTCGAGCTGCACAGCAGCGGTATTGGCTTGAGCCTTAATGCTTTCGATGTCTGCAAAGCTCACGGCTTGAGACCCCGTCGCGTTGGCGTCCATCTTGTCGTTGAACAGCATAAAGCTCCCCTCGGCGGGGATGTTCACGAAGTACTCTTCGCTGGTCCCAAGCACACGCAGGGTAGCGAAGTTGGTGGAGTCAAGGTTTGTGACACGCAGATACTTCGTCGTTTCGTCGATAAAGGTGCTACCCCCCGTAGCCGCCCCGTACTCCACCAAGGTGGTCTCGGTTGCGGTGGGGGTGTCGATAATCCGTTCAATCATCTCGGTAACGGAGGGGATGGAGATAACGTTTTCGCTACCTCGCTCCGCCCCGTTCAGGATAAGCTCCTCCTTGATGGTTACTGTTAGGGTTGCCATGATTGTAAAAGTACGAAATTAAAGCTGTCCTTTTTGTTTCATGGCTAGCGCGATGGCTACGGCTTGGTCTTGCGGCTTCCCCTCTTTCTTCAGCACGCGAATCTTGTCAGACACCTGACCACCCTTTCGGTAGGCACGAATCTCCCCAACACCTTCCCCGAGGCGAGCGGGGATGTCTACCTCCCACCAGGTATTTCCGACGTCGTCGGTGACCTTAGTGGCGTCCAACCCGTGCTTCTTCAAAGCCTTCGGGAGGCGATCGTAACCTTTCATAATGCCTTGGGCCCTTTGAGTATTGGCGTTCAATTCAGACAGATGTTTTCTCCGACTCTTGATTCTTTCAAGCTGTTGACTCCAGCGATGGATGTCTTCCTTGATTTGGATTACCCTAGCCTCTAATGCTTGTACGAATCCTGCGGCATTAACATTTAGCTTCTGACCAGCAGCCTTAGCTTGGTCTTCAAATTCCTTATAAGCTAGCTTCAGGGCGTCGTCGTCGAACTTTTCTACGATACTCTGATTGTACTGTATCCCAGGATCAGAAGTTAAGTCTCTCGGTACGCCGCCTCTAGTCCTATACGCCCTAATCCTCCCCAAGAAGTCCAAGGTGTCACCCAAATCCATTCCGCTCAACCCCATGCCATCAACACGCTGAGCAAGACGGGACGGAGAAGTCTCCCCGAAGGTCGGCGTGTCGATGTCTTCCATCATAGCATCCAGCGCCCCTTGCTCTGCATCTAGATTTCTTCGGGCACGCTCGACACCCGATTGGATATCCCCGTACTTCTGAATCTTGCTCGTCGTCTCCCCCGTCGGGAAGCGGAGCTTGTCTGCCCCCTGCGCTTCTTGCTCGAGGATGTGAGAGATAAGGAACTGGTCTTGGTTCTTGATAAGGTTAGCTTGCTTGGCGTTAGGGCCACCACGATACCCACCCTCTAGGGCTTTGATGTAGCGCTTGTGCTCATCCATGAAACTGATTAGCTGCTCAGTGGGGGCCATGAAGTCTGCCTCCCTCTGTGCTCTAGCCATAGGGGTGAGAGCCTCTAAATCCGTTTCTCTCAACACCGTTATGTCATCGGCTCCTAGAGCCTCCGCTTTATTGGTTGCGAGTATTCCCCTAGGATCCTCCAAGGAGCCTCGACCTGTAGGGAGACCTTCGGCCCCGTATACTTTTTGTGGGTTGTACGGGGCTCCAGCGCGAACTTCCGCTAGATGCTTTTCGGCTGCTTTAAGTTGAATCCTAGCGGTTTCTAGTTGAGCGTCAACATCAACGGGTTTAGTGACGTCAAGACTCACCGTCTTCTGCCCTTCAGGGCCACGCGCTTGCAGCGGGTCGGCTTGCATCTCAGAGATGTACAGCACCCCTTCTTCGTCTGGGCGCTCGAAGGTGCGGTAGTGACCGATGACGTCCTCCCCGAAGTGACCATACTCAGTAGACTTCAGGTCAGGGTCTGTGGTGCGGATGAGGTTAGTGCGCGATTTAGCCAGAGCTTTTTCTAGCATGTTTGTATACCTACCCCCTGGGATGTTTTGAAGACCAAGTTTTTCAAGGCCATAATTCGCTTGCTCGTCAGTAGTATCTACGTATATATCGCTGATGGACATTTCAATACGACTAAGGTCCCTGAACTTATTGTAGTCCACTTTACTCCCACCCCCTTCATCAAGAAGATTCTTGAATCTGTCGCTTCTCATCAACGTCGTTAACTCTTCACGCTCTGCGGCAGAGATGTCCTTGCTGTTGATGAGGTTCTCAATCTGAGAGACTTTAATCATCCCGTCCTTTCCGACAGCGTTCTCTAGCTTACTCCCTGACATCAGCGACGGGAGCTGACGCACGTTATACGGCCCAGGTCCGAGAGTAAACGTATCTCTATCAGTATTACTTGGATCAATACGACCCATGTTGTACACTTCATCGTGAGCCTGAATCAGGTTGGCTCGAGCCTGTTCTTTCTCTGGTCCCATCAGCTCCCTGAACTCCTTCTTCGGCATCTTCGCGGGGAACTTCTTTACGGCACGCCACGCCGACTTCAGTGGCTTCTCAAGGACGTTCGGGATGACATACCCTGCGGCGGTAAGCGCAGCGAACAGCCCTGGGTCTTGCTCCTGTCCGTATACGTCCTCCCCTGTAGCCGCCACCTTACCCAGCTCGTAGGTGTCAATCACCTCCCCAGCAAACGGGAGCATGCGCACGGCCTCTGCGATCCCCTTCCCAAGGGTCTCGACGGGGTCCCTCTGTTCCTTGATGGGCCTGAACGGTGCCTCCCCACCTGTCAGCCTGAACTGATTCTCGGGCTGGAGGGCACGCATCAAAGCCTCCTGCGGGGTGATGGTGCCTTGAGGTGGGTCCTGTTGCAGGGTGGGGTCCTTCTGCACGAGCATCCCGTCCTGACCGTAGTTCTTTTTCTTCAGAACCCTCCCCCCGAAGCGGTTGTCACGCTTCATAATGTCTATGGCGTTCTGTAGCTCTGGGGATATCTGCCTCTCTTCAGGCTGTTCCTCCTCCATCCCGAACCCTTCGTTGTACACCTGCATGTACTTGGGGACGGTCATGTTGTTGCCAGACACCTTGAAGTCCTCTGGCTTACCGCCTTTGAGCAGGTGGTTGAGGTAGTTGATCGTCCCCTGCCTACCGATGAAGTAAGTCATGGCCGCAACCTCATCGGGGCGGTAGTTCCACTTGTCCCCGAACTGCGGCTGAAACCTTTCTGTTAAGTCCCTTGCGTTGCGCAACTCCCCAGTAACGCCAGGGAGGTCGTCGAGGAACCGCATCCCCATGACCTTGTTCTGCAGGGCGGTGTCAGAAGCAAAGCCCTTGCGGTCCACCCCTTGCATAACGGGGAGGTCCTTGACCTGCTTGTATAGCTGCTGATACATACCAGTGGCTGAAGACCCAGGGTTGATGAACTCGTCGGGGTTACCGCCAGAGGACTCCACCTGCATAATCCCTCGCAGGTAGTTCTTGTACCACTCGGGGTACTTTGTTGGGTCACCGTTCATTAGAAACTCATGCTTGAACGAA